AGGAACAGCGGGAACAGCAGGAGCAGCAGGAGCAGCGTTACCAGTTTTACCAGCAGGACCCCAGAAATTCATTGAAATATATTATATTCTATTTTGATATTTTATTTTCACTCTGCCTCTACATCAGACACAACACATGTCTCATCCAAAGATACCGGCTCTAAAGTCAAACATTCCTCAAGTACTTCTAAAATATCTGTTGTTGTGAACTCGTCCATTATTCCATCAAAGAAAAACCTTTCTTTCAGGTCTTGGGTAAGATATCTATATTGCTCTTCGATGTCTATCAAGAAGTTGCTTAGCTGATCGTCGATTTCCCGGCATTTGCTTTCATTCTGGCTTTGATGCAACAAGTTATAGTGTGCGAGCACATGCTCGACTTGTGCTGTAGGTTCAAACAACACATTGGAATATAGGGATACTGTTGGTTCATTGGTAGGACAGGATAGAACTTTCTTGTAATCCATTATATAAGAGATTCCAGAAGGCTTTATATAACTATGTTGTTGATAAACAAAAAAGACAGAACCTTTTCATTGGGTAAACACACTCCACATAACCACGATACAGTAATAAAGACTCCAAAACTGCTTCGACCAACCAGAAAACTATCTTTCGACGATTGGTGTGCGAACTACCAAAATCAAATAGATTTTATTATCAGCGCTTATGAATCACAATTGTATCAAGCTGTTAACATGGCTGACTCGTTCAACGTTATATTGAACGTCTCTCGTTTTAGAGAACTACTGACGAAAAAGTTATACAACACATCTATAAGCAGATTTAAGGTTTAACATCCCTTCGAATGAAGGTCTTCGTTTTTGTTTCAATGTTTCCTGCTATAAACTTGATGATATCATCTACTTCAATAGGGGTCACATCGCTGCTGTACTTTTCTAGAATGGTCTTAAGGCTCTTTAACGTAAGTGGTGCTTTAGAATTCTGAGTACTGAATTTAATCGTGCCATCGCTAATACTTATAGTCAGGGCTTCGAGTTTTTGCTTGCTGATGTACTCAACTATGTCTTCTTCTAATTCTTTCTTTCTTTGACTGATATCAGACGTGCTATCTTTAGCACGTATAATCTGATTGTCTAACCTAACCCACTCTTGTATCTTGTCTACGTACCTTGGGTCCATTGATATTGTGTCTACAGAAACATTTAAGTAACTATCATTTTTTTAGGTAAATAATAAAGTACACCAACAACACCACAAGCATAATAAACATCAAGAGTATGATAGTTATGAAAGCATACAAGTAAGGGTACAGCTGCTTGTATATCATGAACAAAAGAGGGTGAACAATTTTGGTTTTGATATGATCTTGTGTTGATGACTTATTAATTTCGAGCATAACGAGCTCTAGTACTCTATTGGTCAATGCTTTGACAAGATCATTGCTCATTTTTGATGTATATTCATTTATTTTGAAGTGCGTCTGACCCGCTTCATAAAAGATAAAAGACTACCTAAAAATGATATCTTCTCAGATAATTGTATCAAAGCCAAAAAAGGATCTAGGATCTACCTACACATGTGCTGTATATTACGAGACGAAGAAACAACATTTCAAGATTCCCGTGAATGGGTGTTACGTCGTTCAAAAGAATGAACGCGGTTATGTTCATATCAAAGCTTCGCATGAAGTGAACCATCTGCTGTATGATGTCGCGGAACATATCATCAACGTTGTCAAGAATAACTTTTCTACTTGGTTCAACAGCCAAATGAGTGAAGACCTTGTAGACGATTTCTTCAGCCACCCATTGACGTATGATAAGAAGTATGGTGATGTTATCAGAGCAAAAGTTGACAATGTAGATATTGTTACCGACTTGAATCAACGTTCAAATCTTGTGTTGGTGCTAAATCACATTCGCATATACAAGCAAAAGTTCCAGCTGGAATGGACCATAGAGTCGATAGAATGTTCTTCGGATGATGTATCTGATGATGAAGGCTTTGAGATTCCTCTGGATGAGATTAAGCAGGAATACATCGAAAAATTGTCACAGAAAATTGATGTGCTCAACGAGCAGCTAGCTCTTCTCAAAACTTGCGATAATAAAAATCTGGTAGCCACTTTGGAAGGAGTGTTATCCGTTTTAGAAGCCTGAAAAACTTTTTCTCTTGTTTTTTTATAGTGTATAATAATAAAATGGCTTTTGACAAACACATGATCCTGAGGACTGTGCTCATCCTAGTAGCGGCCGTTGTTCTGTTTGCTCTTATTAGCTATTACAACACCAAGCAAAGTGCTATGGCTTCTGAAAAGTTCTTTGAAGACCAGCTGGCTGCTATCAAGGCACCATCTCCAGTTCCATCCCAAAACATGGTTGCTCGCCCCGCACCTGCCGCTCAGCCAACCCCTGCGCAAGGCGAGGTTTCTCCTGCCGAGGAGTCTGAAGACACCTACCGTGCTGTGGACTTCGAGGTGAAGCAAGTACCAAATGACTGTTTCCCCAAGGACCGTCTCACTGCCGAAGATCTCCTTCCCAGTGATGCAAGTTCAAAGTGGGCTCAAGTAAATCCCGCTGGCCAAGGTGATGTCAAAAACATCAACTTTCTATCTGCAGGTTTTCACGTAGGTATCAATAGCACTGGTGGTAGCATGAAGAACGCCAATCTACAGCTCCGTAGTGAGCCTCCTAACCCCAAGGGTTCATGGCCCATCATGAACAGCTCATACACTCCCAGTGATCTTCTCCGACGCCCTCTCGAGATTGGTGGAGATTGTTGAGAAGCATATAAGGACAAGTCCTTATCTATCCTGTAGATGTCTTCCCAACCAAAGAAAAAAGTTCCCGACAGCAAGGACTTGTTGATGAGCTCTTTGTCCAAGTTTTATAACACCAAAAGCAACATTACAAAGATTCTACCTATATTAGAAGGTACCTCTCCTGTATCACTGCGTCTTATTGATTGGTTTGTCACGAACTATTCTAAGAAGTACAACAACGTGATTACCAAAGAGGTCCATAACAATGTAATACACTTCAATGTGTACCTAAGTTACCGTTCTCAGCTGAAAGCGTATTCGAAGCAGTTGTTCGATCCATTTCGTCGCAGAGAACGGATTGCTTTTACTTACGACCAGTCGTCACGCAAGAGTATCGAAACAACCATCGGTCAATTGAACTTTTTTAGGTGGGTAATTCAGAATGACATACTGGATTACATGGAAAAACATCTCGTGGATATCGAAGATGACATGTTGAAGACGCATAAAGAAAATGTAAAAAATGCAAATGCAGACAACTCTGTAAAAAAGAAGAGAAATCAGTTATCAAAGGCAACTATTGCAAACGTTAACATGGTCTCCGGCCGGAGAGTTGTTCAATTTGACTGATAATAAGTCATCTATTTTTTTTTGCAGCGAGGATATACAACTATCGTTTACGATCAATATATCTTCTTTTATTTGCTCGAATTCCTTTTCACTTGCATGTTGGGACGAGACGATGTTTGGTCTTTGTACTTTAATGACGTACACGTTTTCTTTTTGGAAATGCTCTACCAAGTATTCGTATTCATGAACAAACCGCATATCAGATATTACGTATACATCTTTCGAATTCAGTTTTGCTACCACTGACGATATCCAGAACTTCCTGCCAATGTTGGGGAGCAACTTTTGAATCTCATACTGCATTATTTCCGTACCAAGAAATTGCATAGCAGCTCGTGGAGTTATACCCCACGACTTATCAATAGAATCTTTAGATTCACACTCTAGTTGTTCTTGTGTAAAGCCGAACAACACACTAACAGTTTTTTTGAGAGTATCAGCTATCTTGACATGCTTATAATCGTACTTTTCACATATATAGTTTGCGATAGTATCCTTTCCACTCCTCATAACACCACAAATAGCAATAACTTTTGGCACCATTCTTGTAGTTGAAACACAACAATCTTTTATGTAATCAAATTTTATGCTATGGAAGTGTTAGATATACTTGCTGATAACATCAAGGATAGAAAGACCCTATGTATACTACATGAGGTGGTACCTTATCATTTGAAGAAACACTATCGACGATCTTCTGGGTTGTTGTCGATTCACGAAACCAATATGATGATCGATAAAAACAAAAAACAAGTAATTCTAAGTGGTCTTACAGAAAGATCAATTAGTACTATGATACACGCATTACAAAGTCTAAAAGACAGTTACATAGAAACAGTTGCCAATACATGGGACGTTGTATGGGCACAAGACGCAAAAATTAAGTTGACAACAGGAAACGTTAGATACATAGTGTTTTCAAACACGCGCCCTATGAGAATTGCAATTCCCTTCATTGATGTGAAACAGTCTGAAACTAATAACATAAGTAAACTCGCAACATTTCATAATAAATTTGTAATCTTCGAGAGGAAGTGAATCTGGCATCTGTTGCAACTCGGCAAAGTTGAGATATATATCATCCTTTCCTATGTCCACATCAGGAGGTTGTGTGTCTAAAATAATGTCGATGCCTGCCAAGTTCATTTTATCCCTTAATTGCTGGAACTGCTCTATTGTCAAAGAGTTCACACTAACTATGTGACTTCCGTTTCCGTGCATTAGGATTAGTCCTTTACAAAACAGATCGAGACATAAGTAAAAGAAATCTTTAGCAGATTCCAAACCATTCAAAGACAAGTCTATTAATGCATTGTTAACATTCTTTGTGAACATAAATTCTGCGAGATGATCTATATGCATATCAACCTCCAACATTCCATTACTTTATTTATAAGAATTACTTCTTCTTGACAGGTGTAATCTTCTTAACAGGGAGAGGCTTTGGAGGAGCCTCCAACTCGTCATCACTGGACTCCACATAATCCTCTTGTACAGGATCCTCAATGGAAGCACTGTCAAACACTTCCTTAGGATCGGTACCATGTGTTTCATCCACCTCCTCATCATCTAGGTCGTCGGCAACAGTGTCCTCAATCTCCTTGAATGCATAACCCTTGATTGTAGCTGGGGGGCTCACACGCATTTGAACCACCTTGAATGAGCAACCGAACTTTCCTCCAGCAATCCACACACCCATACAACGAATGATAGCTGAGATCCTTGAACCCTTAGTTTCGATGCTGTTCAGATCAACTAGCGTCTTGTTCTTGTCATACACCTCGCACTCAAATCGATCATCACGGAATGGAAGACCGATCTTGAACGTGGGAGGATACTTGTCAGTCACCTCACCAGTAGCCTTGTCCTTTGGATACTTGATGGATGGAGTGTACAAAGCCTCTACCACATCTTCTGATGTGTACTTCTTCTTGAACCATGTTTGAGAGTTCTCCATAGCACTTGTGATCAAGCACTTGTCAAACTCTTGAAGGCCCTGGAAGAACTGCTCAAGAGGCTTGCGTGCGTCCTTACCCTTGAAAGACAAGTCAATATGGTACTTATCAGCGCTCTTGCCGTCGTTGTTTACCCACTTGCTAACACCAAATGGTGCTGACATCTCGGGTGTTTGGAACTGGAGTGGCTTTCCGTTGTAACCAACATAGATGATCTTTCCGCCATTATCCAGAACACGAGGAGTGCTGAAAGTCAGCTTGCTAACATTGAACTCGCCGGGAATAATGATGCTGTCCATTGTTGTTGTGATAATGAGTTGATGTCTTATATACTGAAGTGATATTCACATCTTTAAGTGTTTTTCAATTTTTTCATCAAAACGAATTACCAATTGTTTCGATTATTAACGATTTTGCCCGTTCGATATGACTAGTTATCTTACCAACCGTTGTTTTTACTCTTTGTGCATCGGTGTTATCCAGGATTTTCTCGAGTAATGTAATGTAATCGTTGAAGAAACATGCCAAAATCATTAGCTCACCCTCTTCGAAATTTTCCCCACAGCTGAACTGGAACTCTTGCACTTCAACATCTCCTAGCCAAGCCTCCTGACCATAATACACCGTCGTTATTGGATAAGAATCATCGTCAACATAAAATGTATCTATCTCATCCTCAATATCGTGAAACATTGCTTCGTCCAAATAACAATACAACTCGTTCATCAGTGTACATGACCCTAACGTTTTGCATTTCACAATATGACGAATCGCCATTACAACAGTTTCGACTACGATGTTCCCGGAAACTTTGGTTTTTCGAATATTGTCTATCAGATAATGTCCTCGTTTGTTGAGGAATACAAGTCGCTCAGAGAAGGAAAGATGTTTCTCGAGTTGTCCATAAACATCGTAATCATCTTTGTACAGCTTGAAAGCTACGATGTCATGGGATGGTACAGCCACAGGGGTTACGTACTCTAGTAACAAACTTTCCATGTCAATGTTTTCATATGTTTCTATGTCTTGAACATCTATATAGATTGATTTGCTCATACTGATAAGAAAAAAGAAAAAACTGCTGTCATTTCTGCGAGCTCATTTCCGCGAGCGACTCTTAACATATCCTATGATAGTCAAAAACAGAATGACGACTTGCACTACAATCGTATAGAATGACACGTTCGTTATTGCACCAAAATAACCATCTCTGTTTTCCACCTTGTTATATACGTACAACAAAACGATGGAAATATACGTAATCATATATACAGATAACAACATACCAAAAAACTGTGCATTGTACTTGTAGAGCACCAATAACACTACAGATGCTATGGCACCGGCCACAATAAGACCTACATTTTTAATTTGATCGCTTAGCGTCATCTATCTAGTATATACGCACATAATCTATTGAGTTTTTTTGATGTTCTTCCAGTAGTATTGGTCATAGGCTAGCTTTCTCCTGTTAGCATTTACTTTCACGACTGCATAAATGATTATAGCCCAGGCAATAAGAACGACAGAAACAACAACTGTCATTGTTTGTTTGGAAAGTCGGTTCAAAAAGAACAAGCTAACTACGATAACAATACCACAAACTACCACTAACGTGAAGTACATCAAGTTACATCTCATAGCGTATTCTTTGATAGCATAGTCTGTCAAAAAGTATGTTTGCTTGCTTTTGAGGGACATGGTTCTCATTCTCTGATCAGTACTTGACAACTTATCTAGCTCAACATTGTGCATTTTTTGTAGGTATATGTTCAAATTATAGATCTCATTGTAATTGTTCAGTTCATGAGTCAAGTCTATATACTGAGTCTTATTTGTATTAATATCTTCTTCTACTCCCATTTTAATTGATTACGAGGAAAAAAAATAGGATATGATCATCAGGGTAACCTTGTACATGAGCACGACAGTTATCAGTCCTGCAGCTCCAATCATAGCAAATTCTGCTTTGTTCAAGTATATCAATGTTGCCGCTAGCACAATAACCAAAAACACAACACTAAGCACAATGTAATACTCTAACAGCTTATTCGCGTATTGCTTGTTGATAACTTTAGTACTTTCGTTCAAGTTCCTCAGAGCGACTTGAGATTTGTACATTTCTTCTTGTAGTTGAGACACGTCATTGGATTGATCTTGCACTTGATTAGACAGTAACCTCAAGCTTCTGATCATTGATTTTGTTGACGATACCTCATTTGCGGTATTGGAAAAGGTGGCTCCTGGAATGAAATTAGTATTGATAGCATTGAGATATTGGTTTATGTTGTCCAATATCGTAGATATCTGAGCGCTCACCGTTTGGTCCCTCAGCACAGTGAAATTGGAAATGTCGGAAGGGTTTTCAGTTGCTGCTCTATCGACCTTGCGTTTGATGGCGAGCACCCATCCAAGAACATATGTAATCATCGTAAAAGTACACCAACGCATATTGATGTAATCGCCTTGGGCTTTGTAGCGTTCGTTCATCGCTCCAAGGTATGCATATTGCACGACTGGATACATTGTCTTCAAGTAATGATCGACCACAAGTTTCTTGAAGTAATCTGCTACGTCTGCATCGCTGGCGTAAAACGTTTTTTGAGGGATGTTCAGATTCCTAACTATGTGCGTTCTCAGCTTGTAGTAAAACGCTGAAGTGAAAGAACCAGTTCTCAGATCGGCAAAGTTGGCATTGTCGTTTGCTTGTGGTTCTTCTTGTGCTAGTAAAACAAGAGAACGGAATGTTTGCTCGACAATGAGATCATGAAGAGTATTGATACGAGTAGTGTTCATAGTAGACAACTCCTCAACTGCTTGGGCCATCTGAGGACTGGTTGCTGCATCAATAGTTGGCAACGACGCTCTTGACGACATATAAAATGGTTTACAAATAGAAGTTACTATCATGTTGAGATATTGAGAAAAGTTTTCGTTATAACGTGCCCGAGACACATTTACATTGTTCAAACTAAAACTATAGTTTCCAGAACTGATCACTTGCAAAGCACTTGAAATCTTTGACGCAGAAACTACAGTTTTGTATGTGGGCTTTACGTACACGCTGTATTGGTCTGTAGGAACAGGTGCTGAACTGCATACAGGTGGCACTGTGTTGATTCCATCTAAGAAAGTGAAAGGCGGTGTTGCCTGAGGAGATTCTGTGAAGACAACGTTGCTTGTCGTTGCCTTTGCCATAACATCTCCTTCACGCTGAGTCAAGACAGTATATGCTTGCATGTCATTAAGAAAAGCGTTTGTTTGTGCAACATACTCGAACGTTGTGGCTGTAGTGTGCATGTTATAAAACAATGGGTTAACAGTATATGCATTACTTGCCGCCACATCCGAGTTTTGAAAGTATCTCGACATTTTATCTTTCAGAAGAAATAATACTAAACACACACCCGGTAGATGATATACTCTCCTGCGGTAGGACTGTTTCGAGTGATGCGAACAACATCACCAGATTTTAAGCCAAGATACTTTGCCATTGGATCGCTTTTCATAATGACAGGCAATTGATGCTTGCTCTTTAGACTGTATTCATCCATAATTTGTTTTATCGTTTCTTGATCTCTAACAACCTCGTGTTTTGGAACAAGACTGTGTTTAGAAATGTTGATCTGAAGAAGCTTCAGTTGATGCACCTCGCGCGGTGTCTTGTGAGTTGCCAATTGTTTCATGTATGTCGATGAGATTACATCATTAATAACAAGCAATACCAATTGCGCAACCTCTGCATCCGCTTCCTCGAGATACTTCTTAATGTCAGAATACTTGAACTTGTTACCTGTGTGATAGATAACATGAATTCTATGAGGCAACAAAACTCTAAACACTGTTTTATTAAAATCGGCATCGATTGTTTCGAACATAGCATTCTTATCAATGCCGGTCATCTCAAACTCCCTATCCTCCAACATCTCTATGATTGTTCTGAAACTGCGTGATACAGTTGACATTGACATTTATGATAGTGGATCTTTTATATGAATGCATAAAATCAAATTTTTATTACAGATCATCATCAGCCATGCCAAACATGTCTCCTGTTTTCAGCTTGCACTCCAAGAAAGCTTCAGCTCCGTTTAAGCGTTGTAGCTTGAGGTGCTTTTCAAGTGCAATCCTCAAGTTCTTGCGAGTAATTGTGCTCTTCATCTGAGGGGCATTGTCTTTGACCCATGTTTGGAACCTTTGGAACACGTCAGTGACTGTCACAAACGCTTGCGCATCTCCGGGGCGCTTTTCGATCTCTTGTTCATAAAAGTCCATCATAATATCATTGCTACGCTGATAATCACGAGTACACTTCAGGACTTCATCGGGCTCCTTGATACCTTCAACTACATACTTCTTGTAATACTCGATTAGGAGGCTCATAAAGTGTTCTTGCCATTCCTCCATCTTCTTTCGCAAATCCTTGTCCATCATGAACTCATTCGGATTTTCTGGGTTGGGGTTCTCGCAGAACCTACTTGTAAATTCTACAACACGGATGCGGCGCCATGTACCACCATCATCACTAGGAACATTCGGAAGGTGATTGCAAGTCAACACCATCTTGAACTGAGGCTTGAACTCGATAGGATCTTTGTGCAGTTGACGTGCGATAATCTTGTCTCCACCCGTCAGCTCCTTCATCAATCCTACATTCATTTTCTCGTCTTCACTGGGTTCTTGCAGAACCGCAAAGCGCCTACCCTTTGATCTAGCAATCTCGGGTGTAGGTGCATTCGAAGAAGCTCGTTTCATGGTCAGTAATGTAATTGGAAACTTGCAACAGTATTCCCCAAATGCCATCTCGAAAAACTCAACAATAACACTCTTTCCGTTTGAACCACAACCTGTCCATATGTGAAACTTTTCTTCGCGAACTGACCCGTTCAAGAAAGAACCCATCAATTTCATGACATACTCGCGTATATGTGGCTTGACAAAGATAGTCGATATGATCTTATTGATCCCTACTTGGGCTTCATGAGTTGCATCATAAGGTACGTAGTTGATACGTGTGCTCATCGATACATAATCATCAGGACGGCCTTCACGGAACTCAAATGATTCCAAATCATAAACTCCATTCTCGAATCCAATCAGATGACACTTACTATCTAGTTTCTCCTCGAACTTTTCAATGTAGAATAGTTCACGACATTCCTTGATAATGTTATCTTTGAATGGGCTCTGTTTCAGCTTCAACGCTATGTTGTTCAACTTCTTGGTGAGCTCGGCATTGCGTTGTTGAGCATCGCTGTCTGTAGAAGGGCTCGCTGATTGCAAGTTAATCTTGCCGATAGCCTTCTGATATTCTCTGAACACGTCTGTAGAAATGCTTGCTCGTAGACTGTAAGCTCCGTCGCACATACACCATCTATGATCTTTGAACTCGTACCACGTGTTGTTTCGATTGTTGACACACACATAATCATATTTGAACATGAAATGCACAACTTTAGCGATATCATAATGCGTCTCTGTCTTGCTACTGATAATGAGAGCATGTAGATCTTGCTCCATCAACTCCTTGAACACATCTGGATTGTCTTGTTTCGCCCACATGCAAAGAGTTCCGATGCTCAATCCATCATCTCGCATCATATTCCAGTATCGCTCACAAACGCCATCCTCGAACTTTTCGCTTTTCTTGCTGAAGTCGATCCATTTGTCCAATAAACGATGGTCAATATTTCGAAGGCACCAGCCCGTTCTGATCCAAGTATCGTAGCTATCTGCACGATCTGCCTTCAGGATGTCTACAATCTTTCCAACCCATTCGATGTTCTCGCACTCATTCTTTGAAAGGTTCTGCTTGAACATAGGCTTGTTCATGTCTACCGTAGGTTTTCTGCGCTTTTGTTCGAACTCTTTTACTTCTTCAGCCTTCTCAATTTTTAGTTTTGAAGCGTCAAACTTGTTACGGATACTGAACAAAGTCGGATCGCCAACCGATGTATTAGTGTACTTTATTCCCGAAGGCGTTACCGTAAAAGTGCCTGTTACCTTGTAGGCTTCTCCACTAGGTTTCTTGCTTCCGTACATCTGCCAATTGTTACGTTCTATCACTGCTTCGTCAACAACATCCTCAATCTGGTTTTTTAAGCCTAAATGGCTGAGTAATGTAGCGATGTCTGCAAGCACATTCTTACGAATAATGTACTGAACTGAAGGTGGCGTCACGATATCCGGAATGACGATGTGAATGCCGTCCTTCATGAACTTCTTGTCAGCAACGGGACCTGATTTTTCCATCAAGTAGATAGTGTATTCAGGAACGTCTACATATTTTGCTATCTCAGTTGCGTAAATCTTAACAATACCTTCAATATCTTTGATGTTATACTTTCGAGTTGTCACTTCCTTGTCAAACCTGAAATCAAGATCAATCAAGAACGGACCTATATCACGATGTTTTTCAGTCATGTAAAGGTCTTCTCCAGCCAGGTAAGCTTGAGTATATCGCGCCATAAAGTCGTCCATGTCATCTGGTGAAACATAGAAGGAACCTGATGGCTTGATGATACTCGTATGGGTGTATTGCATGCCTTTGGAAACGGCAAAACGAGACATGTACGAGCAGAAAGATCCTCTTAAGTAAGCCATAAGTTATTATATGTGTAGAAGTTTTAAGTGGTTTTTGTTACGTTTCAGCTATCGAACAGTTATCGATATTTAAATTTGCGATAACCTAACCAAAAATGAGGCACAGAGACTTAAGGATCGGTTGTAATATGTGAGTATGGATCCTCCAACCGATCTGATGTTAGGATTGATAGCAAATCAAAAGAGGTTGAAACCAAGACAGGATAACATCTTAAGAGAAGCAATTCAAATTTTTGAATCCAAGGTAATGGCCAACGAATGTGCCAGGAGGAATCCAAAAGAGTTCTCCGAGTTTCTATTGAAAAATACCCCGGGAATATTGGGAGCATTTGAAAAGCGTCAAACGTGATCATCTGGGGGTCGATATAGCACGTCTCGAATCTTTACCATTTTCCCATCTGTAGGCATCCTTTGACAAATATCTTCGAAAGGAATACCTTTCAACATTTGAGTAATAAAAACTTGAGAAAAAACACCACATTCAGTGTTCTGGAACTGCTTAGGAATCTTGTTGTATTTACATTGAAACTTGGTTCGTGAGTTTGGCCAAATGGTAGCAACTTCGTTGCATATACGATCCATAAACTTAGTAACATACTTTTCCCTGTTATAAAGATCTGGTTTATAACCTATCGAATCATAATAGTAGATTCCGAACTGTTTTGAACGCTTGTCCACGTCACAATACAAGGCAACCCAATGACTTCCTCCTTGTGTGTGCTTGTCTAAATTTAACACGACTGCAAAACGCTTCTTGCCTGTTGCAAGAAACTCCCTTAAATTGAAAAAGCACAATGAGTCCCCTATGCACTGCCCCATTGCATTTCTATCTGTAAAGTCTATAGGGTACACTCCAAAGAAGCGAAACGATTTGTAGCGAGCTTCATATTGGTTCATAACGTTCAAGATATCGTAAGTGTTCAACCACGTCTTTGGATCTGATAACCATTTACGAGGTTTCTCAGGCCTATATGCTTGAGATAATATCTGAAAACGGACAGATGGATCCAGGTTCTGGAGTAAACACGTCTCTTGGGTTTCTTTTGGACACTTGGGTCCAAGTTGTTTCTTTATCGACTTGACCATGTTTTTGGTTGAAGTTTTCGCAGACGTATCAACGTTAACACTGGCCGCCACCTTTTGTAACTCAGATCTCGTCAAACAGGTCCCATGTTTTTGACCTATGTCAAACCGAGAAGGAGAACAGTGTAAGTCTGCCATTTTGTATAATGTGAACAAAAACGCACAACGAAAGTTCTGTATATAAGAAAGAACTAAGAACAACATGTAATGACCAGCTACATCAGCATTCCAGTGGTTGACCACGAGACTGGATATGTGTGTCAATACTTGCGTGTATCGTTAAATAGTCTTTTTGCCCAACGTAATGTAGTTTACCTCAAAGATCTTTAGCGGGCAAATGACATGCTATTGTACTTTCTTTTTTGTTTGAAACTTGTGAACAAAAGTTCAAACGAGTGATCAACCCCATTAAAGTCATATGGATTTCCATCGCGATCGTAGAAGGATATATTCAAACGCTGAAGACGAGCTAAGGGAGGCGTAAACTTTTTCAGTACGTTGCTATCATTGCGAATATTATTAGTACTTTGGGATTCGTACAGTACCGCGAAAGAGTTGTTTACTGTATCATTGGAGCCTTTGTTGCTAGTGAATTGATCTATATACATCACCATATACTTGTAGTATTCCAAATTGACCTTGTTCGCAGTTTTAAGACTGCGCGAGGTGCTCGTATAAGTCTTTTGGGGACTGAATCCAAGTACATGCGCAAATGATTGAGCATTCTTTGATGCAAAAGATATCGTAAAGTCTGATGTAGTATGCGAGAACACCAACTTTCCGATCTTTGAAATGTACGATACGGAAAATCCTGAAGACACGCTGTTCATCTTGGATTGGATTTCGGTGGCCAACTCTGATGCCGAGTAGTCACCATCATCTAAAGTTACCTCATAGATTGAACTAGACGGAAACTTGAATGAAAAGCTGTTGTGGTAAGAATTCACCAAGTATCCAGAGAAAGGAACGTCGCAACTGATCAGCTCTGCGATCACAATATCCTCGATATCATCTTGCAATGGAATGTTGTACGCAGATGGCGTCGGATGAACTGATACATCACGATCTTTGCTATCAACAACATGGCGGGTATACCGTTTTTCTTCGTATTCGAACTCTGGAGGCTTAATAACGGCGTTGTTGTACCAAACTTCCTCTTGCATTTGTAATTTATCTTACGTTTTTTTATTGCTCAAAACTTTCTGAACGAACCATAAGTAAAATGATATTTCTGAGCAACGAGAACCTTGTACAAATCAATTCTATTTTTGGTGAGTACATGCATGACAAATACAACATCGATACCTCTACTTATGATGATTTGTCGGAAGTGACACCGAAGTTCATGAAAATTGTGGCTGGAAACGCTCAAGGTGTAGAAAGCATCAAAGACTTGAACATTTTGGTTCTAGGTCAACTGAGAAGGTATTATTTGTCTCGTACGATGCGAGACAAGGAGATACATGGAAACAGAAAAGTTGTATTCAAAGAGTCCATGCCAATCGATGCGGGCAGTGACAAAAAGAATATAGATCTGTTCAAGAAAGCAGAGACATTGGAGGCAAGACGAAATGCCGAGTTTGCAGTGCCACGCCCTCCAGAACCAGATAGTGGTGTCAAAGAAGTGGCTGAGAACATGGATGATTTTTTGGCGCGTGTCAAAGAATTGGAAAAAGAACGTGAGACGGAGGCTGTATCAAACAAAGAAGTAAAAAACATCGAATACTTGAGCGCTGGTGCGGCAGCCCGCAAACCGTTACCGATCGTCAATGTGAACAAAAACTTACGTGTTGCGAAAGATAACTTAGTGTCCCTGAACGAGGGTTATTATTATATCAAATGTTTGTCGGTGAAATATAATACCGAGGATTTTGATCATATTATTGCTATCAAGATATCGGAAACACCTGTAGTATTTAAAATGACCGATTACTCGTTAGTCGGAGACAAATCCACCGTCATGTACGAACCTATACTTTCGAACGACAAAGTGAATATTGACCCCAGTTTTGTTTGTCCGCCTGGTTGGATAAGCTTTACTATCGTGGTTCTTAAGGCACCCAATTAATTTGAAAAAAATTAACATGTTGAAACATGTAATCTCGTTAAAATTGATGATGACTTTGACTTCTAAAATTTGTGTCAGACTGAAAAATGCCGCAAACCTTTATTCACTCCGCCCGCCATCCCACCATCCTCATCTTGAAGATGGGACGTATCCGACGTTTTGGTGAGACTGCTTTGGTTGTCAATGTAAACAATAACATCCCTATCATCCAGTACTTTGACTATCCAGAGTTCACCTTTGATGATTACCCGTGCAAAAAAGAAATCGACGATTTCACGACATGTGATTTGATTTTCAAGGCATGTCAATGGTTCATACCTTATATGGATAACAGCGAATTGACTCCTATTTACCGAAATGCAATCTTGCACCTAGATGGCATTATTGCCAGCATTCCAACCCATTCCACAAATCGCATCGAGCTCATCAATAAGCTCAAGTTCTATATTTCATTGGGCTTGATGCCCCTCGCATTGGCAAAACTTGAGATGCTCATGGAGGATGAGGCAATTGCTCGTCTTCAGTGGCGCAAGGCCATTCAGATTCAGACAAAGTGGCGTGATATTATCGCTAATCCTTACCATATCATCTGCCAACGCAGGCTGATGCACGAGTTTTATGACATGCTAAACCAAAAAAACTATCTCTAACGTTCATTTGCTATCAAGAGTCCATAACCGTCAAAACCTATGACAACTGAAGCTGAGAATGCTACACCACTTTCCTTGTCCATGATGTGAAGTCGTCCGCTGTTAATAAGCTTTTTTAGTTTTTCAGCGATATCCTTCAGGTCATCTGGTATAGGAGATAGACGTTTCATATATTCATCTTTATTATCTTCCATAAGCCGTTCATAATCATACTTACCAAACTGATTGATAGTTTCTTTTGATGGCATTTTTTTGACAATCTTTCTTTCATTAACCAAATTCAATTTTTTTCCTAACAAGAGGACCGATCATCGTTCCCACAATCTCGGATGCCGTTGTGATGGGCACTACTGCTCTGCAATATGGGCAGGAGTATGACGTCTTCAACCATGTCCGGATACAATTTCCATGAAACTCATGATTGCAAGGCAACACCTCCAAACCAACGCTGTCCTCCAGGCAAATCGAGCAGGTAGAATTTACACTAGAACGTGGCATTTTTGATGCTTGTCAAGGTCGATTTTAAAACAAAACTTCATTTTTTGAAGATTTCAATATATAAGGGTTCAAATATTTAAAGAATCACTTATGTTGCATTGTCTCAAGAACAAAAACACTTATGTCAAGTGTGATAACTCACACGTTCTCGCGGTAAATAATATTGATGTAGCCCGTCGTCTATCTAGTATCGTATCATCGAACAATGTGAGTAGTTACACAACAAATGTGAAATCAGCTAGACAGTTTGATGCAATGAAAGAAAGCCTGGTTCACTATGGGGTATGCCCAGATCGTCTACAGTTTGTCAGAGCAAGGGAAGTAAATGTTATTATCGACAAAAGAGGTACTCCTACTTCAAGTACATTCATAGAAAACATGCATCCTTATGCTTTGGTTAGCATGGCGATGTTTGACAATCAGCCTGTAATAGTTGCTGAAAGTATTACAGATGACCATGAAGAGCTGATTTGTTTGCAAGGATTCGCGATTGAAAAATAATAGCATACAAAAGTATACGATATGGATAACAAACACAAGAGAATATTATTGTTTTTGATTGGTTGTATGGGCACGCGATACGGCCTAGCTTATTTAGCGTACAAGTACACTAATTGGTTGCGATTTATGGGATATCTTGCTTTGATACCTGCTATCGGATTCATGATCATATACCTTGGAGGATACAGAAAAACAGGTCCGGAAGTGTTTGGAGATGTAATATGGTGGAACAACCTGAGACCTGTGCATGCAGCGCTGTACTTTACGTTTGCTTATTTAGCTATCACTGGCGTCCATCAACACGCTTGGAAAATCCTTGCTTTGGATGCGACTATAGGTTTGGTTGCTTTTGTATATAAACAAGTATCAAACTAAATGATATATACTTTATTAGTAATAAAATGAAATCATTACTTTCATGTTTTCGCAAACCAGAAGTTGTGAATGAACCTCCAAAGTCTGAGAATCTGAGAAAAAGTATAGACAAATATGTTGATGACTTTAAAAAGGATATGAATGATAACATTCATTCACTATATTCCAACATAGTGGAAGAGGTTAAACTAGCCGTGTGTCATGAGAAACAGCAAGCCGACGAGTTTGCCGAGTTGCATAAGAAAATAAATGAATTAGAAATTCAAAAGAATAACATTGAACAACAGTTCATCCTTTTAGTGACTGGCAATTCGTCAGGTGATCATCGCTTATCCGTGGATAATGGGCGCGTCGTAACTACAACGGCATAACCTATTTGTGTCCCGTTATGTTTTAGCAGTTTGATCTCGAGTATAGTGCTATTTGTCTTGTTTTTTTGTTTTCTTCAGGTATTGCCTTTGGATCTTCTTTGCTTCCACAAGAGGAACAATACCTTCCTTTGTCTTTATAACAAGCTTGCGACCTTCTTTGCGCACTTTATATCGACGTCCTTTGAAAACAAAATACGTGTTGCTACCGCCTACAGCAGGCGGAATATAGCCAGGTGGAGGGTTGAATTTTAGACCACCAAGCTTTGGATGTGCATGTAGTTCACCGATTGCTGTTGCAACCTTGAAGGATACGTCTCTCAAAATATCTTGGAACTCATCTACAAACTCTTTTGTATCTAGCATGTAGTCTACCAAATTACTGGGGTCTATGCCATCAAACATATTTTGGATCGTATAGTCCTTTACGAGGTAATTGTGAAAGTCTTGTAGCACCCATGTCATAAGTTTGGTATAGGAATCGTAACTTGTATCAGTGTAGCTAATTATTGATGTAATTGTTCTGTCTATCAATTCTGATGATTCGTAGCTAGGATCAAACGCAAAACTAGGCTTAGTACTTTTAATCTGAGCCTCAATTTCATCGAAGCTCAATTGTTCGCTGTTCAAATTGTTGTGGATGTTCTTAGCCAGAGTTATTTTTTCGTCAATACTAGAATCTCGAAAGTAGAATTCCACTATAAACAATTTTATAAACGTTAATAGATTAACATCGAGTTCGCTTTTTAGTTCACCTGTGGTGGATTTGTAAAGTTCTTCATATTTTCTAAGTACTATAGAATGCATTGATGCCCGTGCTAATTCCATCATAGGAATATCTTTCGTTACTTTCTCCGTCAAAAATGTTAAAAATTCTATTACCTGCTCATTCTGCAAGTATTCACCTTGCGCACCTTCTTTTTGAAGACTTGCAGAGCTACCAATATATCTAACATACAATATTTGAAACAATGAGACTTTGTCTATATTAAAATAGTAGCGCTTGTGATTTGGATGCGACCTATCATATAATCCAACCATTCTAACCAAAAACTCGTCCAAGCAAACAACGATTTTGTGAAAATCGTGCACATGTATTATTTCGTCTGGTGTTCCGCCAAGTAATGGTTTGCTAATAGTTTCACCTAGGTATTTGATATATGGTTTCATTTTATCCACAAATGGAGCCTTGGTTTTTATTTTTTCGTAGTCAGGTTCAGAAAATAAAAATATTGATTTGCCAACTAATTGCTCATTCATAGCTTGTATAAATGCATGCAATGCAAGACCCCTTTCATTTATAACTGTTCTCGGATTCTTGAGCCGTATGATTGATTTGGCATACGCTATGAGCATTGAACTTGTAGAATTCATAGCATCGTATAACCGTTGTATTTGTGAGCCGTACCAATTTATTATTCTCAAGGAATGGCCGTTGGATGATAGATCTGTCGCCAATAGTTCAAACACCCGCCAACATGTGTTTATATATTCTTCTGCTGCTAATTTTTTATTTATGAACTCGTATTGATATAACAAGTTAAAGTTGCCCTCTATATCCCGCCAATTTCGATAACTCTCATGAGGTATTGTTTCACCATATCTGTAGTATACAGGCTGTTTGAGTGTTTCAATTGATTTCAGCCCTTCAATATTAAAAGCCTGCTCATGGGCAGCACTGCTGAAGAATAGCAAAACACTATCAAAATCGTAACAAATATGAACCTTTTTAGCCGTACTTGTTGATAAAGTGACATCAAAGGTAGGCGTTAAGCCTTTGTCAACGACTTTGACAAAATTGACTAGCAGTGTTAATGATTTTTCGAATGTTTCTTTTGCAGCCTCCTTTTGCTGCATACCAAACTCAATAGTTCTAAAAGGTTGTATGAATCTTCGGCTGACTTCTCCCATATCTTGAAGGTTCAGTGTACGAGAGCGGAATGCCTTGTTAAGAACATCGAGAAGTATTGGATTGCGATGCAGGTCTTTAAACGACTCTTTCCAAGCATGTATTTTGGCAAGAATCTCGGCAATGCTACTTTCATTTATTCCTTTAGTTGCTAGTGTTTGAAGGAAGTTCTCATAGTCCATCACCCTTTTCTCAGCTAGCAGTCGCAAAGCAAGCTCGGGATATTCTTCGCTTAATTTTGTCAAAAACATTTCAAGCGTTATGCCTGCAGGCAAATCTTTGTGTCCTTGGATTGATTCCAATAAATCATCAAAACTTCTAAATTCCTGTACAGGAGTTGCGGAAGCTCCATTCGCAGCAGCGGCATTTGCAGCCGCATTGGGCTTAGCTCTCGAATTGCCTGGAGCAACTTTCCTGGAGAACTTCTGTTTAATGTGCTTGTACCACGACATCATTGATAATTTTTTGCGCATTTCTGGAGCTCCACCTCTTTGTCTACGTCCGCCATTCATTGGAGGTACATCATCTTTAGTCAACTCATTTATCTCATCTGGCGATAGCTCACGGCTTCCTGCTTCAACACTGACCGTGGAAACGAATGGTATCACTTTCATATGTACTTCCATAAAGGACAAGTATGCTTCCTGAAGTTTTTTGGCAGCAGTAGCAGCGGCATTAGCATTTGCAGCATTAGCATTTGCAGCATTAGCATTTGCTACAGCATTCGCAGCATTAACTTTTGCAGCATTAGCATTGGCTTTTGCAGCAGCATCATATAGTTTGTCAACTACAGCGTCCATGACTGTATATGGTATTTCAAGAACTTCCGGGTTTGTACTATCAACAAGTCTGTTGGCGGTAATAATAGCTTTTACTGTTGACATTACCCCGTCTTCAAGGACAACATGAAAGCGGCCAGCCAAAGCGGCAGGAACAGTTATTTTTTGTGGTTCTATATATGTAAAATCGATCTTAGTGCGTGTATTTACAATAGGAAGTTTTTTGTATTGAGGCTGTACTTGTGCTGCATTTGCGCTATTTCCTCGGCCTTGAGACTGTACTGGTGCTGCATTTGCGCTATTTCCTTGGCTTTGACCCTGTTGTGCTTCGACTAATTTTGCTAACCTACCTGGTTTATAATTATAATATTTTTTTGCGTCTGTTCCACCTATTTGTGGTGGCAACATACTATCATAAACACTTTTAGACAACACAAAAACGATGCCTTCCATTTTTTTAATATATAACAACTTTTAAAATTTGACTTGATTTACCACAAGAAAGTCGTCTATGTACATGCAAGAGAAAACAACTAAACTAAAATTACATAACACAATGTTGTTTCTGAGTCAAAGATAAATTCCTTTCTTTGTTGTATACTCAAGTTCTATTCCTTTCTTTGTTGTATACTCAAGTGCATTTTCAATCCGTTCGTGAAGCAAGAGAACAACTAAAGTTACATAATCCAGTGTTGTTAAGTTACTTCTTCTACTTTACTACAAGTGCTATATCTAGCAGTAACAGGAAGTCAAGATAAAATCAAGTTTTATTAGTGGTTTTTCATGATAAGTTCAATAAAAACCGACTTTTATATGGCTGTAAAGTAAAACGCTATGTCTTCGGCCTTAGCTAAACGCTTAAATAAAACAATAGAAGTTTACACAAAGAGTTGTAACAAGCAATGTGATGCTTCAGGCGAATATGCTAAAGCTCGTGTCAAACTAGAAGAAGAGCGTCGAGATATGTCGCGCAAGCTGATGGAAGATGTCCAAAAACATAAGTCAATACCAGTCAAAGAGATATCTGATCGTATCGCTAAGAATAAAAAGAAGCTAGAAGTTAATGCTCGAAAGATAGCAGCCGTGAACAAATACAACGAATGTGCTCGTCACAAATGCCTTAAACCATTACAAGATGTTCTTCAAGCCTATAAAGCCATACTTGAAGATGAGCTCAAAACTGACCAAACAATACAAATGCGTCTAGATCAACTCAATGAACTTCTAAAAGCCGATGCAGGCGCTGATATGATAAATGATCTACTATTTCGCATGGCATACAGTAAATATAATTTGATGTTTTGATCAATCCAGATAGGTACAAATATGATTAGAGATTGGTGTGGCAAAATCATGAAGCGATATCAAGTCTTGCTCAAATAAATTCATGTACTCATTTGGGATAGCTATTTTTTGATGAAAAACAACAACAGGTTTGATGATATCTTCGTTAACTTGAATGATGGGTAAGCTGTGTTCATACAGCTTATATGACATTTGCAATCCGGTCATAAATGTTTTTAGGTCTTCACTTTTAACCATTATACTCACAAAGCCACTATGAATAACACACTCCAATTTGCATTTATAGATGCGTTTCAGATGTCTTATACTTCTTTCAAGCTTTGTGGGGTCATTTCTGTCTATGTAATACCAAACCATACATTGCTTTACGTCAGAAGGCAAAACATGTTGCATGACATTTGCACATGATGATATCAGCTTTGGCATAGCTTTCAGAAGGCTTAAGATGTCTGTTGGTCCCAAATTAGGAATGATATGGTTGTTTATGATATCACATGGCACTGCATCCATGTATTACATAAAAATTTACAAAATCTTCTTATGTTCAAGTCTAATTATTCTATCTCGTACTAAAGGTCTTTGTGCTACGTCAAACTTGAATCTGTAACGATTTGGAAAGGATCTTGTGCAATTATAAAGAAATTCTACGATTTCCAGCCGCATTAGGTTCTGTTATTGTTCCAAGTTTGACCAAACGGCCTGACTCTACATACAAGTCGTAGTCATACACTTCTTTAGTCTCTGGTCGTATCAGAAACTGTCCTTTCTTGGTTACAAGCACTTGACCGTTCCATTCTCGTTGCACGATACCTGACAATGGTTGATCATTAGCAATATCAAACTCGTAAGTCAACATTTCAGGTTTCATGTTTACAGGAAACGAAAAACATCTCATGTTGTTGTGGTACTTTGCATTTATCGCACAGTCTATTGCGGACTTTTGCAATATTTCAAGCAACTTGTTGATAACATTTGCTTTCCTTTGCGCTATGTCGTGAATATATTCATCTGATGTAGCGGACTTGTCCTGTGTGCGAAGCGTAAACGAATTTTCTTTTTGTTTCTTACTTAGTACCGACCTATACAAGTATACGCTGACATTACGTTGATCTTTAGGAAGACCAATGTGAGAACATGTTCTAACGGCACGACCGATCACTTGATCAACACGTATCTGGTTCCAGTATGGTTCTATGACATGGACTTGACGAACGTTCTTCAAAGATATACCTTCTGCACCGGATTGTGTGATCATAATTGCTCTCAAGTTGAGTTTATGTTTCTTCAAGGCTGCAGGGACTGTGTCTAAATCGCCGTTGAATAGTTTGAGAGTCATTTTTGACTCATCGTTGTTTCCAGTGAACATCGTATACATAGGTTTGTCAAGATCCTTTTCATCGACGTCTATCTCAAGTTCCCCGGAAGACGTCTTTTTCAGCTTGAACTCTGCCCAACCTTGTTGTTTCAAAGCCATACCAAGAATACCAAGACCTTCGACAGTTCTGAACTGCGAGTACACTAACGCGCTTCCAGGAGATGTTTTAAGTCGACGTATGATGTGAGCAAACTTTGGAGAATACAACGCTTCTAACTTTTCGAGAGTAAGATACTTATGACCGTTGGTGTCCAATGTCACGAGGGCTTTGTTGAGATTGTCGTGGTACTCTTTTATAAAGTCTTTCTTGGTCTTCAAATCATCTTTATCCATATCTTTTACAACATCTTCAACGTCCTTGCCTTCCTCAGAAAGATCAATCTCGTTCTTCATAATCGCTGTACTGGTTGGAAACGGCCTCTTGATATCTTCTGGAAACACAAAGTTACAATTGGCGCGGGAGTAGAACCTGTATACTTGCCCGGATGAAGCCTGATCAGGTTTGTTCTTCTTGGACTTTGACTCCTTTCGTCTCTCTTCTTGACGAGACTTTTCGTATACAGAAAACTGGAAGTCGGTTAACTGAACTGGCACATCTTCGATGGTTACAGAAGGAAACAACTCAGGTGAAGACGTTTTGTAGAAAGAAACTGTTCCTAATACACGCTTAGCAAATATGCCTTGGTTGGTAACAGTCCCAGCATCTGAATTGATAAAAAGCCTGTTGAAATCTTCTGGATCATCTGGTAACGTGGTACCATTCCGAGTGGTGACACGTGGTTTTCCAGAGATACCGAGGGAAGCAACTACTTCTTCTACAATTTCTTCTTCAGATCTAGGATTAGAGACTCTTGTGACATGTGGACGGTTGGTGAACTCAAAACCTGCAGGAAGCAACTCAAAAGACACCTTTTGCGTAGCAGGATCTATGATATATCTATCTACATGTTTTGATGATTCGAGAGCTTCTTTGGATACAATAGACTTGCCTACACGGACTTCATATAGCTTTCGAGGTCCTGTAATTAGGTTTACAATAAAGGCAATCTCATGAGGATAGTTGATAATAGGAGTGCCTGATAACATGACAAGCTTGCAATTTTTCGCTTGCATTAAAAGTTTGTACAGCGCATTTCCTATTTGCCGTTTGTTTACTACACGACTAATTATGTTATGTATTTCGTCGATAACCACACATGTGTTGTCGAAAGGATTAGTAGTCCCTTCGTTTGTCAATTCCTTGATCTTGTTCCTGTTTAGGCCGTTGTAGTTGATAAATCTAATACGATTCGATATTATATTGTCGATTTGTTCCTGAACTTGTTTCTTGGAAACATCTGAGAGCTCTGCAAAAGCGTGACCCTCTTGAACTGGTACCCAAATACCTTTTTGCTTAACTAGAAAGGATTTGTCAATACTGGATATTTTTGCTACTTCGTCTAATTCTGCGGTCTTTACAGCAGCAAACACCCACTTCTGATTCACAGAATAAAACATTCGCCCACATTTCTTGATCTCTTCGATATAGTTTCCTCGTAAGGACGCAGGTGTCATTACGCACACTTTCATGTTGTTTGCTAGCACTTCGGCTGCAGCTATGGAACTGCAACTTTTACCGCTTCCAAGATGGTGCATCAGCAATATTCCTCTATATGGACTAGAGAACTGCATATAGTCAACGATGAACTGTTGATGTGGAAAAAGCCTTACGGAGTCCACCGTCATCTTACATTCGCAGGACTCGCATTGATTCGCGCTGTTCTTTGCGTGTTTGAACGTGACATCAAGCCAGCCAGGGAACATAGCCCTATTGGGCAATATCCAGGTTTTGGGGGACACCTGGACCTTAAACCTTTCTTGAAACGACTGACGCAGGTGAGCTAGCAGGTCCATTTGACAAATAAACAGATTTTATTGCATCCAAGTATTTCTGGGATGGTTCGTGAGTGAATACCGAACTGTCTTTGATGTACAGATGACACCTCTTGCGGTGTTCACCACATTGAACAAGTTTTATTTTACGAGTATAACCTGTTTCAAAAGAATCGAGACGTTTCAGCTGCTCTTCAGTAAGAACAACGATAATTCCATACACACGTTTGTTGCGGCATGGTACCACGGTTGCAACACCACCTTTCCATCTACGAGAGTACCCGGCAAACACTCTTTCATGATTGTCTAGGTAAGCACTTGTAGCTGAAGGTTTGTTCTCAAGATTTAGTCGTCGCTGCAGTTGTTCGACACCATTAGAACCGTAACAAAACAAAGCAGGCATTTGTTATTTAAAGTTTTGAACTAAAGTTTTGAACTAAAACTAACTAAAAATTTGATATTTAAAACTTTCAAACTCAAACCAACATGAACGAACCTCAAGAGCAACCGTACAATCCTAGCAATGTGTGTTTCAAGTTAGAAGATATTGTGAACCTGCTTTCAACATACTCGGTCAGCAAAACACCGGTAAATGTTTCAGTGTATAAGCAATCGATGGTCCATAAATCTTATTGTACTCGAAAGAATGAAAACGCAATAAATGGAAACACAGATTGTCCAGCTGGCTGCATTCCATTACAAGAAGAGTCCAATGAAAGACTAGAGTTCTTAGGAGATTCTATCTTAAACATGGTTGTTGCCTCATATTTGTTCGAACGTTTTCCAGACGAGAATGAAGGATTCTTAACCCGTATGAGGACGAAACTTGTAAACGGCAAAATGTTAGCTCATCTTTCAAAAAACGTGGGTCTAGACAAATTCGTGTTGATATCTAAGCAAATCGAGGACAATGATGGACGCACCAACTCTAATATACTGGAAGACGTGTTTGAAGCATTCATCGCGGCTATTTATAGTGATTTAGGGATTGAAGAGGCGCACAATTGGATCGTAAGTGTGATCGAATATTATTTAGACTTTGCTGACTTGATTATTCAGAACAACAACTTCAAGGATCAGTTCTTCAAGACGTTCCAACAAGTAAATGGTTACCTTCCAAAGTTCTACGAGATGAACGTAAGTACAAACGCCAAGACAGGGCAAAAAACATTTACCGTATGTATCAAAGATGCCAACGGAACAGTCCTGAGTATTGGTCAAGGTAGCAACAAAAAGGAAGCTGAAAACAATGCGGCAAGACAAGGTATGCAACGTCTTTCAGTTATTTGAAATCTTCATTGATATAAAATGGCAGATTTTATACAGATTATGATACCTTTTATTGTTTTAGCATCTGTATTACTCATTTTAACAGTGTTGTCTCGTGTTGAACAGTATTCTCCCAAGCTCTTCCCATGTGCTGAAGATGATGGTACTTGTCAAATGGATGCAACAAAGTCGCTTTCTAGTAGCGCAGCGTCCTACTTGCCCGTCTTAAGTTCGGTCGCTGTGCGTGAGGAGAACGCACCTGGAAACGAATGTTATTATATGCAGGGCTGCATTCTGAACAATTCGTTAAAAGATACGTTGAACATTCGTAATTGTTCAGATGTGCCTGGTGCGATGTCAACATCAACATTACCTGAGAACATAAGGAACAAAGTAACGCCAGGTTGCTACATCGACTTGTCCCGTTCTAATGCAGTCGATACGCTAGAGTCAGCTCTAAACAAGATACAACAGTATGATCAAGCAAAAGCAGACAGTGTTCTGAAAACATTACAGACAAAGGTTCAACAACAAAATACAACAAGCGCCAAAAACTCTAGCACTATCAATAATAACACCAGTACCATACAAAACAAAACAAATATCATGAACAATTGGGTATCCGAGAGTAATTATGCCGGTAGTTTGAAGTCGTCGTTGGCAGCTGAATTAGCAAGTACTTCTACTGCTACATCTCTCGTCAAGAGCGCTGCAGCGACAAACTTACAGGTTGCTGACAGTGTTTACAGAAATGCCTCTTTTCGGATTGGCTACACTCCTACAGGGGTGCCTATAATACAAAAGTACATGTCGAATGGATATTACACGCTTCTGTTCAAATATTCTATGAATCAAGCAGCTAATTCAGGATGGTCGTATTCCGATGATCCATACAATCTATGGGTCGGTAACACGAACATAAATAGGGATCTATATGCTGTGGATCCGTTTTTTTACATCAGCAAACATACGAGCCATTACAGAAACAGAGAGCTCATGAACGAAGTGTTTCAAAGCAAGGGAGCCTACAACATATACATTGAAGTGTACAACAGCCAACTAAACAACAAACTGATTGGTACCATGAAGTTTGATAAGAATGAACAAAACAGCATGACAGACTGGTTTGTTCAACAAAATTATGTTAATACTCCTGGATCACCTGTTTTGCAACAGTCTCATAGTTGGTTCTCGATAAGTGGAGATGGTTACAGAAGATGGTTTATAAATCACAAGTACTATGGATGCATTGATCCATCAAGTATGGCAATACCATATTATCCAGGTTGCGATTGGGATAGGAAATTTCGTGGTAGGATTATAATGCCTCAAAAAGTTATCAACATGTCTGGAGCAAACACAAGTGATGGTTTGGTTGGTGTTTCTGATGATGAGATGAAACAGATGCATTCTGGAGACTATATGCTAGTGTATGCAATGCGTAAGAGTATGGACCCTTATCAAACAGATTCAGTGTTGCGCCCTCCTAATTAAACATCTTTAATAATAAAATGTATTGGGTATATATTTTGATAGTATTGTGTGTCGTGCTTCTAGTGGTTGTAATAAGAAACAAAGAAACTTACAGCACTTATGTATGTGGAACAGTCAAGAAAAGCTGTGCTGATTACATGAAGGTTGACGACAATCAACCATATAACAGCGTTCGCAAGAAGTTTAGCGATTCACTTCAAAGTTGGAACCAAGATCAATTACAGACTTTGGGTTATATGGAAGCGCGTGAGGTTCCAGCGGACGTTGAAGGCACTTGTTTTGTAGATGGATGTATCATGCCAGCCGATGTAAAGAAAAACTACAAATTGTCCAGTTGCGGAAGTCTCCAGCAATTAGACGATGGCTCATGTTTTATTGGTATGAATATGAATAATGATGTGAACACTCTTGGTAAGTTTCTGACATATGCCCACAACTCCAAGTTTTCTGAACAAGTTGTTGAAAAAACAAAGCTAGAAGAAAATTCGGAGCAACTAAAAAACACTATCAACAATCAGACGGCCACGATAATATCTCAGAACAATCAAATACTCAACATCGACAACACAACCAGAGCTGCGAAAGCTTCTGCTGAGCAAGACAAAAAACAAAATACTATCATGCAATCACAAATATCTGACTTGAACAAAGAATACAATAGGGAATGGAATGCAAATTTTAAACACACATCAAGGTACTCTGCCGCTGTTTCAACCGATGTGCACGTAAATGTTAGGATTGGATCAGAACAAAGCCCGGTGTATCTGATGAAGGCGATTACCCAACCTAACGGTGACAAAAAATACATGTACCTGGCATACAAGTACGCAGCTCAAACTTCTTTTGATCCTTTTAGTTTTTGGATGGGAAGAAATGGTTTGGACTTCAACATCGACTCCATCAAAGACCCGAGATTCGTATCAAATTCTTTGTCTTATAGGTGTGACAAATTCATCAATCCTCTAGCTTCGCCGTCAGTACAAAAAACATTTATGATTGCTGTTCAAATCAATCAAGGCGCCGCCAGTAGAACGCTGTTCTTTACTCATAGACCATCTGATGGTTCAAATGCTGATCAGAACTTAACGAGATGGTTCAGCAGCACTACGTTACTGAACGGCACAGAGCACTCAATGCTTGGTGTAGGGCGGTCTTACAAAGATTTTTCTATAGCGGGAACTGCGTTAGGAGGCACCAGCAGGTGGGCTATTGTGGATGCACAAGGAAAATATATATTGGCTGTACCGGTTGCAACAAGTTCAGGTGCTTGGGAAAGCAGAGCCCGTGGGATCCCTATATTTGTAAACAACAACTCATTGAGCCCAGCTGAGATGTCTAGACTTTCTGACAAGCAAATACTAGATATGTATGGATGTGACAACATATGTGTATATGTACGTCAAATTGATGATGATGAGTATTTTGGCCGTATCTTTACACTATTGCAATCAAGCTGATTTACGCACATACACCTTTTTACCTTTCACAATTCTGTACCTTCCGCCTTTGGGACCATGAAGTATACCATCGCGTGCATCTACTTGCAGAGCGTATTCTGCGAAGAATTTGATGCGATCGTCAAAGTGAGACTTGTTTGCTTCTGCATTTGGGCATCTGTGCGCATTCTCTTTCATGTAAATACATTTCTTGATGATATGCTGGCAGAATTTGTAGTTGATAAGTACCGTAGACTTACAAGCGCTACCTATGCCTAGAGCGTACAGTCTTGAAGCATGGTAATAGATCAACTCTAGGAATTGTTTTATAGCTTCATATTTTTGTGAAATGCAAGAAGCTGTTGCAATCACAACTTCTGTGTGAACGAAACACTTCCAGAACAACAATTGGCATTCTTCTGGCTGAAGGACGTCAATGAACGATGTCAATATCATCAAGTCAGTACCGTCTATTGTACCAAACTTGCCGACGATTTGACGCAAAAGCTTCATCCTGAAATCAGTCTTTGTAATGGAATTCATAAACTCTAGAAATCCTATAGGTGACTCTTCGAAACTCCACAAATTATTTTTTTTGAGAGCACGATAAAGATCACCGTGCGCTTTTTCAAAGTCTTTCAAAATTATGTAGTTGATATTGTTGTCCATGACTTTTCGCATGTCCTTGCTGACGTTATGTACAGTCCAAGCATCCTCCAGGTTGAACGCGTTCATGCTCACGATATCAAATATTAGCTCCATTTTGATCTTCGACACATTTATCACAATTCATCACATAATCAATTTTTTGATCATTTGGGTGGCAATGTTGGAAGAATTGATCCCCACTTTGTATCAGATGCTTGATCGAGTGGTGTGCCGATTAAAGAAGTTTGGTCTGGGAATGAGGATATTCCGCATCTTGCGTTTGGAGCACAAACAGGAGCACGTTTTTGTGGCACTGACCACCTCAAGGAAGGGTCAAGTACCATGTCTTCTTTGGTGTAGAATACAGCGGCATATTCATCGTCTTCAAAGTCTTGAAACTTTGTGTTGCGGGCGCATATTGATTTCAGTTCTTCTTTGTTCCTTGTATCCACGTATGTGGAGAAAGAATCTGCAGTGTTTGTGTTGATCGTTCCCTTTTGACACGAGATATCTTTTACAACATCAGTAGTCGTTTGGTTGTTTGCACTCAAGTCTTGAATAAGTGCCTTGTTAGGCATACCCATGTAGTCTGTCTTTCCGACTGTGTAGATGTTGTAAATGGTCGAATTGTTGTAACTAACACCTTGAGTGTCTGTCTTGCTTTGACTTCCTGGAGCGGGAGCTTGACTCTTAGCTGGTGTGGGAGCTTGACTCGTTGCTGTCGCCGCAGCTGGGGCTGGAGCTTGACCCGCAGCTGGTGTTGTGGCTTGACTCGTTGCTGGCGTCGTCTTACCATATGTAATTTGGTTCAAGAACTGTCTAAATTTGTCTCGATCATGATTCATTTCAAGAAACTTTTTCTTGTAGAATCCCATTGTATCAGGATCCACATAGGAAGACCCCGTAACTTCCTTGTTCAAATCTTCGATGATCATGGTTACTTGACGATCTGTTGCATCTCCCGATATGTTTGCATACACAGTATTTGTTTGGGTCTTTTGCAGACGAGCGTATTCGTCAGTAGACATTAATATCATTATCAGACGATCATAACCGACGTTGATGTACTTTTTCATTTCTGAAGGAGTAGGCATGCGGGCTAAAACCTCGTTGTATGCCTCGATTACTACTTGTTCTGGATCTTTTGATAACGTCCCTGCACTTGGTTCCGCTAATGATTTCGCCATAGTAGGTGAGGTAGATGCGATGACGTCTTTCAACTGCGCCTTTGTTATATTTGGATTTTGAGATGCATAATCAGAATAAAACTGCAATTCTTTGGGTGATGGTTTGCGATTATACAACTCCATATAAATGTCTTCAATAACGGTGGTTTGTGTAAATGTCTCCTTTTTGTCGTTAACCCAAAAGAAGTAACATGTGGTGATCACAACAAAAACTAGGAATACTATCCTCATAATGTATTGGCAAGTTTTGCCGCATATGAATTCCATATTTTAATATATTTCAAGTAAAAAATAACCAGCAAAGAAAGTAGTTATGCCCATGTGCACTCAATTCCACAGTTATCCCAAAGTAGTATACCTGTTCCTGACCAATGCCCAATATTTGTTGCATCAATCTTTCGAGTACCTTCTATATCGATAGAATTCCAAAAGTTGGTCATCTCTCGGTTTGCATATATATCGTCAAAGAGCATCATGCCTTTGAATCCCGCATTTACGAAAGCATTCAGCATTTGGATTTCTTGAACACCATCATGAGGATCAACATCGATCATAACAACTTGAGTGTCATTTACGATGTCCTTAACGTCCATAATGCAGTTACCTAGTCTACGTTCGATGTTTTTGATATCTTTGATCGACTGGTTCTTTACGAAGTTTGCGATATCATACGTCACGACTTTTACATTTGGATTGTATGACATTGCCACAGCTGAATACCCCAGGTATGTACCAATGTCATACATAACTGAGCCATCGGGTAGTTGCGATGAAATAGATGCTAGCAACCTATAATGCTCCTTTCCAGGAGCTTCGTCAAAGTATTTAGCATTATCATGCCCTTCAACATACTTTTGCAATGTTGACAAATCAGGTTTCGACACCGTCTCAAAGCTTAGATCTAACACAGTCATGGTAAGTTAATAATAAAACATTGTCTTAAATACTTAGCTCAAGATCTTGCACCCAATACCCATTGTTTGAATTTCTTGCAAAAGAAGTTTGCATGCATATGGAATACGAATTTCGCTAAAGTCGATCACATTCTTGCAATTGAGACACTGATGTACGTTCTTGTCTGGATTTACGTTTGCCATGAACCCACACTGTTTGCAAATGAACACCCTGAAGTTGTCACTGCATTCCATCAATCGTTCTTTCTCAAATTGAGCGACACCATGCGCCCAAAGACATTCAAGCTCCATCTCACCTAGCCTCAAACCACCTTGTCTGGCCCTTCCATCTGAAGGCTGGCGCGTCATCATAACGATAGGTCCATTGTGTGCTCTCGAATTACCTGTCCAAACAGCCTTCCCGTTGCGACGAACATAGAACACCTCACTTGCGACACGCAAACAATATACGCGACCTTTGAATTGTTCAGCATGAATACGATCCGCATATGGAGCATTGTCGTCATCGCTCCTGTTAATTCTTACTGAGAATCCATCAGGATCGGCATGTATGTCTGCACTGTAGCCAGCATGTAGACACATTATCTGGATAGCGTCAGCGTCTGATTGATTTTCTGTCTTGAACTCTTTTCCTGTCGCATATGCATCTATGACGTCCTTGTAAATGTTTACACATTTGGTCACCTTCTTTTGAAATCTATCAACGACGTCCAAATCAGATGCTTGCACAAATTCGCATTCATCTGAATAACCTCTAGCAACCCACATTCGGTGATTGGGAGTCGCTACAAGATCAACTTTGTCTCCTGACACATGAATCATGTCTCCTTCGTAGTCGAACGACAACACTTCCAAAGGTTTGTCATATACCAGAGTCCCAATGTCCGTCAATGTTGCTACCTCGTCGTCCATGGTAACCTCTGAGATCTTTACCCATCCCCTGTCTTTGGTTAAGACTTCGTGATCTTCTGTAAAACAATGGTGCTTATCGGCAGTCATGTGCTTCAATCTTTGATAGAATGTTGGACCCATGAAGATGTCGCACATCATCATCTCACCAGTACGACTGTTGTACATGATCTCGTTTCCATGTTTTTCCATACCCATAGATTCTAGTGCATTTGCGATGTCTTCCACACTGTGCTCGTTGAAAGGAGTTGCATCCCCATAAGCACCCATTGCTGCACATGTTTTGCCCATGATACATTCCAAGAGTTGTCCAATTGTCATGCGAGATGGGATAGCATGCGGGTTCATGATCAGATCTGGAACAATACCATCTTTTGTAAATGGCAAGTCCTCTTGGCTGTATATCATACCAACTGTACCCTTTTGAGCACTACGAGCGCTAAACTTGTCTCCAATCGTAGGTTCTCTCACGTTACGAATGCGAACTTTAGCGAATGTGTAACCATCACCGTTCACATTTGTAAAGTACTTATCGTTATAACAGTTGCGATCAATGTACCCAGAGTCATTGTCTTTCATGGGCACACTGGTGTCCTTGTATGTAATATTGTTTCCTACTTTTTGGGGCATGCACTTGCCAATAATGGCATCTCCGCTCGTCACAAAGGTGTTCTCTGGGACAAAGCCATCTTCTCCCAAATAGTCGAAGTTGAACGGCTTTGTTGAACGAGTTTGTGCATCAGGAAGACAGAAGAATTCTTCTTCGCCGTTGCTATGATTTTTGTTGTTCTGCTCCTTGAACGTTCTGTAGTAGCTCGATGTAAACAATCCACGTTCAATGGCATTTTTGTTCATGATGATCGAATCTTCTTGGTTGAAACCTGTGTATGTAGCAATCGCTACGATAGCATTAATTCCAGCTGGCAAACTGTCGCTGTTCAGAAGCTTGCTCATTTCTGTGCGAACAAGAGGACGCTGAGGATAGTGCATGATGTGCCCGACCGTGTCATAACGATGGCGAAAGTTGCTGGCATACACACCGAGGGCTTGCTTACCTTGACTAGCTTGGTAGCAGTTTCGCGGTGCCTGATTGTGATCCGAGAAAGGAATGCAACTTGCTAGTGCACCTAGCATCAGACTAGGATGCATCTCCAGATGCGTGTACCTAATGGCATTCAGGCTGCCTTTGCGACCCTTCGTTAAATCTGCTGGCTTCATCGCAATCATCGCGTTATTGGTTTCCTCTACATCCATATATTCGATGATTCCTTCGCGGACCAGTGCATTCCAAGATTCACCCTTTTGTGATGATGCAAGGCGACTGATGCTGTTGCCTTCTTCAACGGTGTACAAAGGCCGAATACAACGACCCCCTTCTGTAGAAATGGTGATTTCATTGTTGATGATGTTCCAAACAATAGCGGTATACACGTTGATTTGTCCAGACAACTTCAGTGCTTTCAAAGACTTGAACAGCTCCTCTGGCTTATCATGCACTCCTATGATGTCGCCATTCACCATCACCTTTGTCTTTGTTCCAAAGTTCTGGATAGTATCATGCGTATACATTTGAACGCCCATGTCCTCTTTCAAAATATCACGAATATGATCGGAACAACTGCTGATAGTAATTGCCGCCATCATCGCCATGTTTTTAACAAGTCCAACAGAAGCCCCCTCTGGAGTTTCGCACGGGCAAATGATGCCCATTTGAGTAGGATGCAACTTGCGAGGTTGGACCAGCTTTCCGCTCTTCTCTATGGGTGTATTCACGCGCCTAAGATGCGATATGGTAGCAGGATACGTCATCCTATTGAGCACTTGCGCGACACCTTGTTTGTTTTTGTTGCTCTTGACACCCCAGTTTCCAGTGGCAAGAGCATATCGTAAACCACTATCAATGATAGATGCTCTGACTATCTTGTTCACGTTAATCTTGTTCAAGATGTTGCTGAATTTGTTGCTAGCTTTCCAGCTTCCGTTGTTGATCTCTTTTTGCAGAAGATTTTTCATATCTTTGATCACCTTTCCATAGTATTGCCGAAACAGATTTGCCATCAGTACTCCAGTCGTGTCTACACGTTTGTTGATGTAAGAATCGCGGTCATCATATTCCTTGATCCTTAAGAAGCACTTGATAAGCTTGTTCGTCATGTATCCCAAATAGACGGCTTTCTTGCCAAAGTCAGCACCAACGTGAGGTAGGAACTCTTTCTCGAGAACCGTCCTTACCAGGTTGAGTTTGTACACTTTTTGAGCCATGAACTCTTTGGGATGCCCAGTGATGTTTAGATACCTAGCAAGATACTCCAGGGCGTCACGCTGGCACACAACATCGTTGGCTTCTTCCACACATGCCAATAGTTCTGAAATCAAGATTTGATTGTGTGGGTCGTTAATATCGTACACAATATATTCGATAATCTCTTTGTCGTTTGCTAGTCCCAAAGCCTTGAATAGAACGAACAGGGGAATGTCTGTCTTGATATGATGAATGCATGCTCTGATTGCCCTGCCATATTGATTGGGCTTTGACGACAGTTTCAAAGTTGTGATTTTGGGAATGCCCAACCTAGCCTCTCCAACAGACCTGATCTCTGCTACGTGAGAGTATGCACTGACTTTGTTGTTGAGGAACACATATGTTTTGTTTTCAGAGATACGGTCCTGATTGATGACAACTTTCTCGTTTCCATTGATGATAAAGTACCCACCATAATCATATCGACACTCGTCGTGGCTAGAGATGTAAGGCTCGTCTAGAACACAGTACTTGGAACGCACCATAATAGGGATCTTGCCCAATGTAACACCGTGGATCTGTTTGGTTTCAATCATGTATGACCCGTGCTCTTCATCGTACACCTTAAATTTGACGTCTAGTGTGACCGTAAGAGCTGAAGCGTATGTGAAATTGCGCTGACGTGCATCGTTAGGTGTCATGATTTTGGTTGAGCCATCCTTCTCGTAAATGATAGGCTTCCCAATAACAGGTGATGTAATGTCGATTGCTAGGACGTACTTGAAACAATTTAGATCAGGACCTAAGTATTGGTGTTGGATCTCGATAGTATTGAAACCTTTGATGATTTGCTCGAGCTTTCTCAAAAGAAAGTCATTGAATGACTCCAACTGATGTTTGACAAGCTGATTGCCGCTGCCACCACGAACGTAGTTGCGAATCACATCCCATGTCAGCTTCTCAAAGGCTTTGGTGTCCATGATCGTGTTTTTTTGGGGAAAATGTGGAGTGTGTATGTTGTACAAAACATACCTTTATATGCATTCAATTTTTCAATATTTAAGCATAACTCAATTATAGCTTAAATCACATTTAAGCATAACTCAATTATTCATGCATAATCATGTCAAAGTACCATATGATCAAATTTGTGTTGGATGTTGCATACGAGGACCATTCAACATGTGAAAACCCTGATTGGGTTAATTGGTGCAAAAGTGTCTTTGCTATGTTCAATTATAAACCACCACCTGGGTTGATTAACGGGCTTATGAAGAAAAACAATCCTCAGATAACCGATATATGTTTGGAAACTAACAAAATTATTGAAGAAGCGATAAGGTTGAAGGAGAAGAAGCACAATGATTGGGTTTCAAGGCGAGACGCCGGAAATCTGCGTGCTGCCAGGGAGCGTTGTGTTACAAGAAAGCGTACTTGGATTGGATACTTTCGCTCGTTCTTCTTCTAAGTCCAGCATACACACAGGACATCGTTTGTGTGCACTCAACCATTTCGTGATGCATTCATCGCAATAAACATGATTGCACAACAACTTTCTTACGTTGTTTGACAAAGTTTCACGACATATGGCACATATCTCGCCTTCAGTAGTGTTCTCTACACGAACGCTGACCTTATCGATGTCTTCCACACCTATTTCGACGTTGCCAATATACTCAGATAACCTCGAGTTTATTTCGTAATCATCATGTTCTACCATTCCTAAATACTCTCCCAAGTTTACAAACACAACGTCCATATTATCTATCGATCTGACGGTGTCGTTTTGAATGGAAAAAGTCATCCTGAATACTCTGCTCGTAATGCATTCCTCAATATGGTCAGAGTATTCCTCAAACGGAATCATCTCTCCACATACCTCACATGGTACAAGTGCCATTTAGTTTATTTTTTGTTATTTACTTTATGTATGTGATCTCATTATGATCACTGTCATATTGTCAGAAGATCCCTTGCTTGCTGCACGTGCGATCATAGATGATGGACTGATGCTGTGATTTACCGTCAAATCAATAGCTTCAGCACTATCAATAACATCCCATATCCCATCTGTACCGATAACAACAACACTTCCTTCTGATAACTTTTTTTGGGTAATCTCAGGTGTGTTTATTACATGAGGGTACATAGCAAGATCCCCCATACATCGTGACAGAGCTAGGTTGCCATTGACTCTAAATGTGCCCATGAAATTGAACACGTATCCACCTGCTTTCTCAATACGACTATTTTCATCGGGGCGATCTGGCTTGTGATCGTCAGTTTCAAATTCCACCTTACCATCTGATGTCCCCATCACTACACGACTATCACCAGAATTTATAAAGATGATGTCAGTACCTTTTATCAACACTCCACTTATCGTGCTACCACAATGCATAGCTTCATTGGTGTCTAATTGAACAGATGCTTTCTTGAAAGCTTCATGTATTGACGATGGATTCACGCCATGTTCTTTGAACACATCTCTCAAGATATCCTTGAAATGAAACTTTAAAAAGTTGCTGACGTACGAGCCGCCATGGCCATCGTAAACTGCGAACAAAGACCAACCGTCTATTAGGTTTTCTTCCACGGAATAACGATCTTCCATGTATGGCCTGTCTCCGATGTGGTCTGCTATATCGACTGTGAAATACATTGTCAACAAACTAATAAATTATCATGATCAAATTTTTACTCACATATAAACGTTTATGATGATATTTTGTCATGTTGGATGTTTATCAAGAGTACGTGCAACAATACAAGCAAAAGTATGGAGATCGCACGATAGTATTGTGTCAAGTTGGATCGTTCTATGAGTTATATGACGACGGGACTAATGATTTGGTGGATCTTAAGAATGTTTGTGAAATTCTGCAAATCCAAATAACTCGGCGCAACAAGGCAATATTGGAAGTGTCTCGATCAAACCATCTAATGGCGGGATTTCCAGAGTATGCTCTTTCAAAATTCACTAATTTGTTGGTGGACAACAATTATACAGTTGTAGTTGTCAGCCAAGTATCACCTCCACCACGTCCAAAACGTGCAGTCACGCAGATCGTGAGCCCAGGTACACGTCTTGAGGGTGCTATCACGCAACAAGTTGACTCGAATATGTTGATGTCTATCATTATTAACAACATCGATTACGGAACAATAGTTGCTGGAGTATCTGTTATTGATATTACAACGGGTGAATCAAAAGCAATAGAAATTAATCCCAAGAACCAAGATAGTTCTTATGTTTTGGATGAACTTTTGAGGTACATTTGCGTATTCAATCCGAGCGAAATAATCATTAACGGAGAAATCAACCCAGTATCATGGAAAAGCATAGAAGTACATTTGGATCTTCAATCCCGTTATGTTCATAACTATGTATCAGACAAACCAACTTGTGATAACTCCATAGCTTATCAAAATCACTTTCTCGGTAAAGTATATTCGTATGGTTTGTTGACTCCCATCGAATACCTGAACATGGAGAACATGCCTTTTGCTCGACGCAGTTTTATAGAACTTCTCAAATTTGCTCATCAACACAACGAAAACACCATTAACAAGTTATCAAAGCCTGACGTTTCAGTGTCGAATCAGAACTTCAATGTCCTACACATTCCAGATAACTCTATTCGACAGCTCAATTTGAACGATCTTATTAAAATCATCAATACATGCACCACATCTATTGGAAAACGTTATTTCAAGCACAGGATTCTGAATCCTATGACCTCCTTAGAAGACATAACTAGTAGTTACAACGCCATCGAAAAGATTAGCCCTGAAGCTCAACGCATTCAACGCACATTGCGAGGGGTTTATGATCTTCACCGTTTGTTTAGACGGGTACATTTAGGAATGCTTCATCCTGCAGATTGGAACTTGATTGAACAGTCATTTTTGTGCTTAGAGACGTGCCCTGATTGCCCAGACATTACTGAACTTAGAAACAGTTACAAAGCTGTTCTCAACATGGATGAAATCGGTAAATATCACATAGATAACATCACTGACTCTTTCTTTAATGAAAAGTTGTATCCTGATATTGATCAGCTGAAATATTCGATAGATTCGAACATCGAATTATTCAAAAGTTTGGCCAATGATCTCAACTCCCTTGCTTCGGCAACAGACTTCTTCAAAGTAGATTACAACGATAGAGATGGCTATTTCATAACGGCAACAGCTAAGCGCTGGAAAAGCCTGTCAGAAGCGAACAGCTTGTCGGGTTTGACTGCTAAACCACTCTCTGCTTCAAGCTCAGTTGTTCGTATCAACAGACAAGATTTCAATGAAATCAATGACGTAATCAGGACTTCTAGAACCAAGTTGTCTGTTCTTGTTCTAGACGCGTACAAGTCCTTTTTAAAGCAGGTATCTGACAAGTATTCAGATTTGCTTAGCGACGTCGTCCGATATACAGCCAAGGTAGATTTTGACAGCGCTTGCGCTTGCAATGCTGAAAAATGGAGGTATGTAAGACCATTTGTTGTAGATGACGCTAGATCATGGTTGAGGTGTGAACAACTCAGGCATCCTGTTGTAGAAAGAATTCAGAATCATATAGAATACATTGCTAATGACGTTGTTTTAGATGGAAAGGGTGTACTGTTATACGGCATAAACAGTGCTGGCAAATCGACGCTCATGAAAGCTACAGGTATATGCGTGATCATGGCACAAGCGGGTATGTTTGTTCCATGTTCGACTATGACTTTTTCACCATTCAAACAGATATTTACACGTATCCCGAGTGGTGACGATTTGATGAAAGGACAGTCTACTTTTACGGTAGAAGTCGGCGAGATTAGGAACATTTTAAAACGTGCTGACTCTAACAGCTTGGTTATTGGGGACGAGTTGTGTAGTGGAACAGAAAGCGTAAGTGCTCAATCGATTGTGTCTGCAGGAATCATAGAGCTAAACAAGAAGAACTGTGCGTTCATATTCGCCTCACATCTTCACGATTTGATTAAGATTTCTCGTATCAAAAAGCTCATAGAATCAAATGCTCTTGATGTGTATCATTTGGGAGTTCGATATGATGAAGGAAGCAAGAAACTAATATATGATCGTAAACTGCAACCAGGACAAGGAACTACACTTTATGGTCTAGAAGTTTGCAAGTCGTTAGACATGGGAGTTGAGTTCATTAATCTGGCGAACGAGATTCGACAAGAAGTTATAAATGTGACTAGTATAGTACCTAAAAAATCAAGATATAATGCGAAGAAATACTTAGACAAGACATGCGCTATATGTAAAAGAAACAAGACAACCGAAGTTCATCACATCAAGCAACAAAGAGAGGCAGATGCCAATGGTTTCATTGCACACATGCACAAGAACGTGGTGTACAATCTTGTGGAAACATGTTCAGAATGTCACGATCGTATTCATGCAGGAGATATACACGTTGAAGGGTACCGACAAACATCATCAGGTATTGAGTTGGTAACAAATATCTAAAATTATTGTAAATGCAAACTGCGAAATGTATAAAAGAAACGTCGAACTGGTCGATTATAAAGCCAGAACATAAGTTCGACAATCCAGCGTTTTCCAAAAAACAAACACTCGAAGACATGAGTGTCAGCTCACCAAAACTAAAGGCTTTGTTGGACAAAATCAAGGAACTTGACGCGGCTGATTTGAAGAAACATGGTCACATGTTCAAACATTTCATATACTCAGACGTGAAATCCCCGTATGGTGCTAAAATCATAGCATCTGGTCTAGCAGCGAGTGGATTTGCCCATGCTTATGGACTACAGAAAAGTTCTAGAGGGACCTCTTTTAAACTACACACCAATCTCAATAATGCCTTCGCAACGTTGACTTCAGTTCCTTTCTTTGAAAAACCGATTGGTATAAACTTCCGCAAGGAGCTTTTGAAGAAATTCAATGCTCGTCCTGAAAATATTCATGGTGAAAAAATCCGCATTATTATACTAGACTCTGGGTTTCGTGAAGGTATAGACTTGTTTGATGTCAAGTACGTCCACTTGTTTGAACCTATTATGACAATAGCAGACGAGAAACAAGCTATAGGTAGAGCCACGAGATTTTGTGGTCAGAAAGGTTTACGTTTCGATTCCCGTGCGGGTTGGCCAATTGAAGTATATCGTTACGAAACAGAAATCCCGAAAAATGTTGCAGCCTCTATTTCTTCTGAGAACTTTTCCACATTTTTTGAGTTATTCATGAAATACAGCAACATAGACCCCAGAAAGATAAACTTTGCAAATCAACTGGAGCCTATGGTTATTTTTGGGGCTGTCGATCGTTATCTTAACAGAAATATTCACAATTTCTCGGTCTTAGAAGAGGAATTCCCGTATCTTGATGTATTTGAAGGTGGATCTACGAAGCTTCGCCCCTTTCAAAAGATGCAAAACTTGATCAGGAGCAAATACATACAATATGCTTGGCCTCCCACAAAGATTGTAAATGGTTGCGAAAACACTCCTAGTACTCTCGAGTTTTCTCCAACTCAGAACTTTGTCAGGAATTTCTTTACAACAACGTCTCCATACAAAGGCATGTTGTTGATGCACAGTGTTGGTACTGGAAAGACTTGTTGTGCTATAGCTGTCGCTTCTAGTTCTTTCGAAAAGGACAATTACACTATTATATATGTTACTAGGCACACCTTGAAAGCCGATGTGTGGAAAAACATGTTTGGACAAACATGCAGCGTGATCATCCAAGACATGATCAAGAAAGGGATGACAATTCCGGAGTCGAAAGCCCAACGTGCAAAGTTGACAGAGGCATGGTTAGAGCCTATGTCTTATAAGCAGTTCAGTAACATGCTGGCAGGAAAAAATACTGTGTATGATGAGTTAGTTAAGCGCAATGGAAAAGAAGACGTATTAAAAAACACACTAGTTATAATCGACGAAGCACATAAGTTGTTTGCACCTGACGTTGTTGGTACAGAAAAACCTGATACGGAAGCTATCATTAATGCTATCCATAAGTCTTATGAAGTTTCTGGCAAAGACAGTGCAAGAGTGCTCCTTATGACAGCTACTCCTTACACAGACGATCCTATGGACATGATGCGCTTGCTAAACATATGCAAGAAAGATGCATTTCCAGAGACTTTCGACGAATTCGCGCAAAAGTATCTCGATGTAGATGGTAAATTTACTGACAAAGGAAAATGGGATTTTCTTGACGGTATAACAGGTTATGTTAGTTATCTAAACCGAACACGAGACATAAGGTCTTTTTCTTACCCAATATTTCACAACATAAGGGTGCCTATGTCGCAGTACGAGTTCAAAGAACACATTGACAAGTATCTGTCTGCTTCAGTGTTCTATGAAAGTCTTGATGAGAATACAACTTCTAAGAAAAAGGACTACTCGAAAAAGCATGCTGAATTGAAAGCTCAATATATACAAGAATACAAGGATCGCGTCAGCAAAGCAAAATCAGATGTGGCTGATTGCAAATCCAATATTAAAGATACTATTAAGCTTGTCAAAAGCACAGCTACCAAGTTGGTAAAGGATTGCCAAAAAGTATGTGTCGATAAATTGACAGACGAATATGAAGAACTTGTTGAAGACATCAAAGAAGAAGCGAAAGAGTTAACAAAACTATGTGGACGTGGAGACAAAGAATGCAAAGAGCGTGTCAAACAAGAAACCAAAGAAAAAATTGCTGCTTTGAAAGAGAAGCTGAAGGATGATAAGCGTCAATGTACTATTCCCGATGATTGTGTAAAAAGAGTTCGCCAAGAGGAAGAGCAAGGTATTAAAACTCTATCAGAAAATTGCCAAGAAGCAGAAAACCATCTTATGGCATTGAAAGCAGACAATAAAAACCAGAAGGCTATTGCTGACGCTCATGCGGAAAAGGAGTTAGCAAAAGATAAGCAAAAACTTGAAGAGTTAGAGAAGTTTGTGAGCGATGCTAAAATAAAAAGAGCTGAAGCCAAAAAATTAGTAGACCTTGCTGTGAAGAATGACAAGAGCCAATTGCTTCAATTGGAAAAGTGCTTGAAGACACCACATCTATACACCAAGCTTCTCAAAGGCATGTCTGATCGAGGAGAAGAAGTAACACCATCCGCCGCCAATTCTGAGCACACTAACATTTACTCGGTATATGGTCATGGTGGTGAGACGATTATGGACTTCAAACGGCGCTTTACCATTCCAAACGACAAAGTACTTGTTGTTTTCCCGTTATGTGGGAGGTTCAACTATCTTAACAAGATTTGCAAGTTTACTGATATCTTTAACGATAGCAAAAATGCTAAACTTTTCTCCAACCCTGTAAAATACAAGAAGAACATAGAAGACCTGTTGGGATTTAGTATTCGTGTTTATGTTCCAGGTGATAAGTGCCCTAATATGACCACCAACCTATTTTTAGATTTTGAGTTCGACAAGATTGTTCTGGCTAAATCTGGTGTTTATAGAATTGGCAAAATGCCATCCATAAACAGAAAAAACTTGCCCGACGCAACAGAGAAGCGTTACAATCTCGGATCTGACAGTTGTTTCAAGTACTCTGGAATTATTGATAAACCTGCAGATTACACAGAAACGATTCATAAAGAGGTTTTCAAAGGAAACGTATACACGAAAGCCAACAAAACGCGAGTTTTCTCAGATTTGAAGTATCGGCAAATATCGATAAAAAACATAATGTCTGAAGTCGGACCCGGGGTCTATTATTATCAAGGATGTCGTGCTCCTAGTAATGACATTAAACCAACTCAGTATGCCAAGGTACTTGATGATAGTGCCAACCAACAGAAGAAGTCCAAGAATATAAACGACGCGTTCAAGAACTATTTGGTGGAATCATCAGATCCTGACGTTATAGAGGAATCCTTCAAGTTGTTAGTTTCTGAATACGAACCTGAAAATGCCGATGCGACCAGAGAACAGCTTCATGCATGGATTAAGAAACTTGACAGCAAAGCTAGTCTAATTGACAAACTTGAGGCGTTTATAAAGGTTTGCGATGGAAATGCTGTTCATACCAAAGTTTTCAAAACGTCAACTGTGAAGGGTATTACAACGATAAGTACAGCTGATAAGTACAAGGTTGACAAGCATATGTTCGTGACAAATGTCAAACCAATAGGTACTATACCAAAGAACTCGGAGTGCGATAGCAAGTTTATCATTGCTAAAGTCAAGAAAATGAAACCTGATTCAGACTTTAGTTTCCTCAAAAATATGTCTCCTTCAGAGATTTGCCAACATCTCAAGACTTGAGCTTGATTTTGATGCTCTTTTTCTGAATCGTAAGTTTGGATAACTCTTTAGTGATACTCTTTTGTTTTTTGCAATACTCTTGACTTATCAAAAGTACTTGCTCGTACACAAACACATCTTTATGCAGCTTGCAACTGTGCGCTTCAAGTTTGGCTAGAGTTTCAACAAGTTCATGAATGATCGACACATCGTCGCTAAAGTGTTTTATGATCATCTTGCAAATCCTTGCAAGAGGACAATTGACATGAAACAGTTTGTACGCAAGTTCCCGCGACTGCAGAATTGCGTCAATAGGTTTTAATGTTTTTACCTTGCTCAAGAAAGATGTTATGCTCTTATCCATCGCCAAAACGCATGAAGGTGGGCTATGTTTCAACAGGTTAATAATACAACATCGGTTAGCAAGACCTCTATCAATACCTGCTAATGATTCCAAAGGAAACACAAAGACGCAATTGGAAATACATGTATCTATGAGTCGTTTCATAGCATTTTGAAGTATTCTGTTTGCGTGCGTCAAACCTGTTACAAAGAATATAAATGGTTTGCCGTTTATGGAACGATTCTGAGCTGTGTTTTTGATAAATGTTATTGTTGACAACGTGATAGGTACTTCAAAATGTGAGTCTGTAAACGCGTACTCCAAGTCATCGAATCCCGCCCTCGACATATGCACATTATATGACAATCCTATGCTTCTTAGGAAGTGCTGTCGTGAAATCAACAAATCATGTCCGCATATTATGATAGCACCAACATTCAAAGGAATCAGAGGTTCCTTACTTATATCGATCGTATTTAAGACTTCATCAATCTTTTTCTGTAATGCAGACATATTGCTTGTACAAGACTTTGGGTTTAAGTAAGAACGCAACGCAAGATGAGGTAAGGTCTGCTTACAGACACAAATGTTTGTTATATCACCCTGATAAGAACAAATCTCTCGAAGCAAAATCACAGTTTATTAAGATTCAAGAAGCTTATCAAATTTTAGGAAATGAAGAGAAACGCAAAGAGTATGATAGGTTTACAGATACATCCAATGTGTTGTATGATTTTGTCATCAACTTGTTTTCATCACAACTTGACGATTTTATTAGCAAAACTAAAACACACAAAAAAACCGCGGACATCCAATTAAAGATATCGGCATCTCTCGACGAAATATACAAATCTGCTGTGAAAATGGTCAAAGTTAAAGTATTACGGAATAATGTGTATCAAACCATTCAATTGGGAGTGCGTTTGACAGATTTTTGGGACCCTTCGATATTTGAAAACGAAGGCGATAATCGACTGTCGAATGTTATAGTAACGGTGGATGTTGAGGATCATGAAACATACTCTGTCGACAACGTGTTAAAAACATATGATGTCAATCTCGAGCGATCTATCAGTTTGTATGAAATGTACTGTGGTTGCGATTTAGAGTTGCCATATCTAGGAGGAACAACAATACAGATATCCAAGCCTCCTGGTGTCGACAGAATGATAGTTGTCAAGAAAGGTTTTGGGATGCCATATAACGATGGAACACAGAGAGGAGATCTGTATGTATTCTTCAGGTTGACGCTCCCATTTTCAATACCATCACAAGCTCTACCTTTTTTGGAAAGCTATTTCAAAGGAGGAGATGAACAAATTAAACGGTTTGACTATTCAAGCATATAATCATGTCAAACATAAAGTATTCACTATCAAGAAAGACGGGTTTGACGGTAGGCTAATAGAAAGTGCTGCTTACTTTCCTGACGAGATACGTGAAAAGGCACTGTTTTTGAAGTGGGTGTTTACTACTGAGTTCCATCTTGCCGATGTAAGTTTGAATGTACGCTACATCACAGACGATGCAAATGGGGCAGCTTTCAAAGAAATGCTCGTCGGCAGTCAGTGTATAATTAATGTGTTGTCATCTCTAAAACCATGCCCACGTAGGTACCTTTACATGACTTTAATCGACATCGATTTGCCCAAGAAAGTCAGATGGGCAGACATACCCACAAGTATGAATGTGAATACCGGTTTCACAGCTGGTGACACTATTTATGTATACCGACGTGAAGAAATGATGAAAGTAATCATTCATGAATTAGTACATTTTTGGGAATTCAAATTGCATGACTATTATAACTCCGAGCTTACAGATTATTTCGGTGTAGTATCTACACCTATAAATTTTAATGAAGGTTATGTGGATTCCATAGCGATGGTTTTGAATGTAGCGTTGGTATGTGCTAAAAGAGGGCTAAACTTCAAGATCACCTGGCGAAAAGAGTTTCAACATGTTATGAATCAAGCTGTATGTGTTTCTGCAAATCAATGGGCTTGTGAACACAACTACGAGAAAACAAACACTATGAGTTATTATGTCGTAAAGGCTGCTTTATATTGTGCTGGAAGCACATACTGGAGCTTGTTGAGACGATACAACTACAATTTAAACAATATGATTGGGGTCAATGCGTTCTACAATATCTTGAAACACGAGTTGACAACTGAAGACTCGCGATTTTGGAAGTCTATGAAGCTTGCGCATGCAAAGCGTGGTTTGTGCATCAGTGGTGATACTATGAAAATGTCATCAGTAATATAACCCATATAAGACTTTCTGCAAATATCAATACATCCAAATGGCTCCTCGTGTTAAGAAGACCGTCCCTGAACCCGAACCTGTTGTTGTTGCTGCTCCTGAACCTGAACCAGTACCTGAACCAGTACCTGAACCAGTTGTAGTAGAAGCTGAAGCAGTAGATTCTGACCAGTTTGCACTAGTTGTAGAAAAGCTGACAGCTCTTCAAAATGAGCTGAAGAGCATCCTTGTTGTTGTCAAGTCTCTGAGCAAGGAGAACATTAAGCTAAAGAAGCTAACAAGGAAGAAGGCTAGGCGTGTAGCCGATTCTGGCACACGTGCTCAAAGCGGGTTTGCCAAGCCAACCAAGATCAGTTCAGCGCTTTGCGATTTCCTGTCTCTTCCACACGGCTCCGAACTCGCTCGCACTGAGGTGACAAAACGTATTACAGCCTATGTAAAGGCTAACAATCTACAAGACCCTGCGGACAAGCGCAAGATCAACCCGGATGCCAAGCTCAAGTCAGTTCTAGATATTCCAGAGGGTACTCAACTGTCTTTCTTCAACCTTCAGAGTTGCGTGAAGGGTCAATTCGTAAAGTGCTAAGCATCCGCTGGATAGCCAATTTGTTTTATATACTCTTCATAAGGTTTGATCTTATCATCAATGAAGAAACTATACGGATTAGGGACTTCTGTTGGAGCAGGAGTACATTGTGTATCAGGGAATTCTGACATGATGAAGTTCTCTTTTGGCTTTGTCGCTTTGAGAACTACGTTGTTGGAGCTGATTATCATCAGGAAAAACAAGATCATCACAAGCACAGCAATTTCCATGTTATAAAAAGAGAAGGCAGCAATGATAGCCAACATAACTATCTTGGCTGCGATGCTGTCAAAAAACTGTAAATATTTGTAATCGACGAATGGGACAGCAATGATAAAAGCGAGGATCACAATCTTGATGATGGTGTTGTGCTGCATGTCTAGGTTTTTTTATATGCACATTTTTATTGCAGTACTTAAAAATTGAGCTTACTTGAAAAGGTAAGTTCAATGACTTCATTAAGTTTACAAGGTTATAGCGTCAAAAAACTCGATTTCAACAGTCAAATCGCTGAAATCAAAGAGGAATTAACGGTATCACCACTTGTAATATCGGGATATGGCCCTGTTAAGCCTCCTTCTTACAAACTTTACAAGGAAAGCACAAACAAGATATATGTTCCAAAGGCTTATGGGTTGAAACGATTTGGTGTTCCGCAGACCTGCAAAGTTCCTGAAGGTGACAGTATTAACGTACCTTTTGTTGGACAACTTAGACCAGAACAAGAAGCGCCCGTAGAGGAATTCCTTAAAGCAGCCAAGGATCCTGCACGCAGAGGAGGTGTTTTAAATCTTCCCTGTGCTTTCGGAAAGACAAGTTTGTCTATCTATATATTTTGCAAGCTTGCCAAAAAAGTATTGGTTATAGTTCATAAAGACTTTCTTTTGCAACAATGGAAAGAGCGTATACAGCAATTCGCACCTACAGCCAGGATAGGTCTCATCAAGGCAAAGACGATAGATGTGGTTGACAAGGACATCGTCTTAGCTAGCCTCCAAAGTTTGGCTATGAAAACTTATGATCCTTCTGTGTTCGAAGGGTTCGGAGGTGTATGTGTGGATGAAATACACCACACCGGGGCCGAGGTGTTCTGCAAAGCTCTCGACAAAGTGAACTTTGCGTATTCGTTGGGCTTGTCAGCTACATTAACAAGAAAAGACGGGTTGTCTAAAGTGTTCCATTGGTACATAGGTGATGTAGTATATGCAATCAAATCTAGATCAGACCAAGTAGACGTTGTGTTCCATACCTACGAATGCGATTCTCCAGAGTATTGTGATGAACCTATGTTGTACACTGGAAAACCCAACATATCAAGAATGGTCAATAATGTGTGCGAATACGAACCACGAGTAGTCTGGATTTCCTCAATAATAAACGACGCAATTGCGAAAGAGCCAGATCGTCGAATTCTTGTATTGAGTGATCGACGAAATCATCTACATATGTTTAAGGCAGAGTTGGACAAGTACGGTATATCAAATGGCTTCTATTACGGTGGTCTAAAACAGGACACTTTAAAAGAGAGCGAAAAATGCCAAGTGATATTGGCAACGTATCAGATGGTATCTGAAGCTTTTGATTGCCCAGCACTCAACTGCCTTGTCATTGCATCTCCAAAATCAGATGTGGTACAGGTGTCTGGAAGAATTTTAAGAACAAAACCAGAAGATCGCAAGTTGTCTCCGTTGATCATAGATATCGTAGATGACTTTGGTGTATTTGCCAGACAAGCAGATAAGCGAGCAGCTTATTATAGGAAATGCAAGTACAACGTTTCACGGTGAAGACGTGTTGAAATAATGAATATTTTTTGTCATTATAAATACAAATGCTAGGTCTTGCAATCAAAAACACGATATTAATTATACTGATCATATTGATAATCCATTTTCTAATTAAAACATTTACAAAGACTGAGGAGTTCATGAATGACTGTGCAAGCGATGCCCATCTAAAGTTTCCTGCACCCCAAACGTCACAAACGACTGTCGAACCTGCACCTTTCGTTCCTGAGAAGCCTGTCGAGTGCGAACAACCTGTGCCCATCACAGGAACTACCTGTGATCCTGCATTGAAACCCTTGGCAACTGAAACAAAAACGGTAAAGTCAGAATGTGTTTTGGATCAACCCAACCCAAACGCTTTTGTGCTTTTGAAAGAGTATGATAACGAAAACTTAATGAATGCGGGTCGTTGGGAAAACATAGATTTATATGACGAGTTCGGTAGTGTGTATATGGAATACTCTTAAAAATTGAACCATATAAAGTTTTGTTTCACTATTCAGCCTACAATGAACGTAGGAGAGATATCCTTTTGCAACAAAGTAGGTTTTAACATAAACAACAACGATGTAAAGAAAACTATTCTAGGAGATCTAGAATCATCATATGGCATCAAGATCATCGCACGGCACTATGAAAAGTTCGATGAAAGTCGTTCGATCACAACATTAAATAGAAACCCACACTTGGTGTGTTTGCGCAGCAATGGAAATCCATACTTTTTGCATCTCGTGAAATACAACTTCACGCAGTATTGTATCTTCGTAGACAAGAAAATACAACAAGGATACTATTATCCACGTATGATCATATCAAGGTTCAGTTTTGACGATGAACTTTTTGAAGGAGGTGGCACTTTGATGGAAGGCGAAATGATCAAGTCAAATGACGGAACATGGTATTTCGTGATTTCAGAGCTGTTGGTTTATGCGGGCGAACACCTTACAAACACAAACCTTCCTAAAAGAATAAACATTTTGAGTAGCGCTCTCAAAGACAAACATCTTCCTGACTCTACGGACGTGTGTCAGTTTCGTATCAAGCGCTTCTTCAATTACGAAGAATATGATGAAATTCAAAAACACATATCAAAACTACCATATACGACGAGAGGTTTATTGTTCAAGCCGTTGTTTATGAGATTCAAAGACATCCTTTACAATTTCGATGATTCGTTAATAGTCAAGGTTGAAAGAAAGAAGGTTGGTCAGTTTGTAGAACAACCACCAACCGCAATTCCAGTTTCTACACCAACAAAATGTGCAATTGACAACAAAGGAGAAAAAGCGTTTCTAGTTCAAAAAAGCAGTATACCTGACGTTTACAATTTGTTTGATGAGTCTGAATTTGTCGGAACAGCATGCATATCTGGGTTGCATGTCAGCAAGAAAATGAGGGAACTGTTTGCAAATAGAAACTCTGTAGACAAAATAGAAATCAAGTGTATTTTTGTGGAGAGATTTAACAAGTGGGCGCCTGTATTTTTATGATACAGCATCTACTGCACGTTTAATATCTTGGGTAACGATGTCCCAGTCCACGTTTGGATCGTGGTTGTAGTTAACGTAAATAAAGTTGTCATTTTCTCGTTTTTCAAAGTTGATATACACTCTGTTCGATACTTTGAACGTCTGCTTACATACCTGTACAACAGCGTCATATTTAGTGGTAGACGGAAAGTTTACAATAGTGAGCTTCTTTTTTTCATATCCGAAGCATCTATCTCCCAACGTGCAAACTGGCGTTATGCTATGAACAGAAATAGCTCCATCATCTGAGACATTGTAAAACAGGTCTCCCTTGACAAACTGTTTGAAAGTTTTTCTGGACGGTTTTGTCCCACACACTTTACGAGCTTTATCCATTTTGTTTTCAAACTCTTCTTCAGTTATCAGTGTAGACAACACAAGAGCTTCATCGTTTTCAAACACTTTTTCTCCACTGATGAACTCGACGTAGTTGACTTCATCGGGAATGATCATGGTTGCTCAATGAAAATAAGCTTGTTGATAACTATTAGACTTAATATTTAAGTCAATTTTTTAGCCAATCCTGAAGGAGAATCCACACTGAATGCATCGCACGAATATGCTCATAGGTTCATCAGAACCGCGAAGTTGAATTTCTCTGTATGTGCATTCACGACTCTTGCATCTGTGACACTTGAACAAGTCTGTCATCGCCATAGGTTTGTTTTCGTATGAATGTTCTGTCTTGTTAATGTAGTTCTCCACTGCCACGCGCCAACGCTCTGGGAAGACATTCTCAGGTTTCATAGAAGGCAATTCATGAGGGAGGAACTCCTGCTCTTTAATTCTATTGATAAGTCGCGTATTACCAATATAACTGTTAGCATCGAGGTTGTTGATGACGGATCTTGCCTTTTCGGCATATATATTCACAAACCTGGGATTTTGCCAATTCTTTACAACCTTGATTTCGTCACATTTAGTGATTGTCCAATTGTATATTCCAACCTCTATACTCTTTACGATATCATCATCTAGTTGTGTTTTCTCCTTGATCAAATCGCTAACTGCAGACCTTGGTGTTTCCATTATGTTTTGAGCTTTGTGAGTCTTTATATGCTTCAATTTTTGTCCTAAACTATAAAAGATGATATGGGCATTCATAAAGCGAGTACTGTTTTATGGGATGCTGATCGTGATTGCAATAGCTGTTGTGTTTTACTATAATCCTTCCACAAAAACCAACGATGCTTCTTCATCTATTCGCGTTTGCGACAAAGGGATGTGTGCTGCTAAACCTCTGAAAAAAGATGAAGCTATAGGCATCATCGCCAGCATCAACAAGGATTCTTTCAATTATACAGCAGAAGGACGAATGATTAAAAAAACTGACGATGCAAAGGCACAAAATGTATCATTACATCCACTTTACATTGATAAAGGTCGTGTAGATTACTACATTTACGCAAAACAAAACATAGACGAAGGTGATCAAATTGTATCATCCAATGCTCATTGATCTTTCCACTCCATATCCTCTAGTTTCCACACCTCTTGAGACCCATCTGGAAGAATGCGGCAAACCTTGAACGGTAGTTTGTTCTGACGAATTTCTTCGAGAGCAACTGCTCGCGGATCAAAAGGCATCTTAACAGGTACATATGGTTCAGCGTCTCTTTGCAACTGTTCCATTCTGGTACCCAATATCGCCGTTCTTTCATATTTAGTTAATATAGGCCTGGTTGATTTAGAATCGGACATTGTCTACTAATCTGTTATCAGCTTTTTTTAAATCATTTTTTTATGTCCGTTCTCCAAGTGAACGAACAATGGCAACAATGATATAGATACTTCATACGTGTAAAGTCGTACTTTACGTAGATAGTCTCTGGTTCTTCGTTATCTTTCTTAGTACAATCAGGATTTGGGCAATCGATATTGTTAATCCGCGGAAGAGTGGGATCATGCTTGATGTATTTGTTGATGTATTGATTGTATAGAATTTCATCGTTCACTTTGTTGTCATCTACGACACAAATGCTCCCTTCAGATGTACTTGCGACCTCTTTGTCGCCACAAACAGCACACAAATACACTAATTGATCACTGGTGGTGATGAACTTGACGTTGTTGCAGACGCGGCAAAACTTCATATTTACTATTAGTACTTATATGTTTAAATGTTCATTTTTTGTTCTTACCAGGCGCGGTACAGTTGGAAACCTAAAAACCTGTATATAATAAAATGTCCAAGACTCTGAACATCTTTTTCATTCACAACACATCTATGAGGGAGAGGGAGGTGACCATGAACCAGTTCAGAGCTACATTGTCCAAACACGAGTTTAAAAATGGGATTACCCTAGGTAAGGTGGCGACGATTGAGTCGTTCGATCCAAATACCATTGATACTAACACTATTCACAGTGCCGTGTCATACGCTCCATATGAAGAAGGAAATCCTCTCGTAAAATACAACAACTTTCGTAAAAACCTTCACATTTATCAACTTTCAAATTCTCTCAAGCACGTCAAGGTCTTAGAAGTCATTTCTCAACAAGACAGTTCAGAAAACATCAATTTGGTCCTTGAGGATGATGTTACATTTGACGGATCTGCAATGTTTGGTGTTCTGGAAAAGGCTCTCGCTGCCTATGTTCCGGGCAGTATCATGTTTTGCGGTCTGCCTCACAACTCACCATACATTGAGGGTGAATTTAAGATAGTACCCACCAAGGGCATCTTTGACATTATTCCATACAATGATTCATATATGATCGACGGAACAGCTGCGAAGAAACTGTACGATGCTATGATGCCTATTAGGTACGTAACCAATATCAACCTCAGTTGTGCTATTGAGAAGTGTGGAATTGAGAGCTTTCTATCTGTTCCCAATATTTTTGTTGATGGAAGCAAGGTAGGTATGTTCACAAGTTCTTTGAATGCCAATAACGTTCTTGTTTTTAATGGTGACTACATGAAGGTCAGGGACGTGACTTTGAAGCCAGGCAATGCTTTGTCTGACAAAGAAATTAAAGAAATCGAAACTATTTGCAATACCTCACAATGTGCTCCTCACCCCGACTTTCAATACATGCGGGCACTGTTCCTCAGCAAGATCGGAAGGTACGAGGAAGCTGCTAAGGTATATGAGAGCGCAATGGATACCTACAATCGTAACTTGTGCATCGTAAATCACGAATCATCCTTCTTGAAGGATTATCTAAAGGTGTTCAAATATATTCAGGCGTGTTAGGTTTTCTTCCTAATTACTTTTTTCTTTTGTTGCGGTGCCTCTTCGGCACGAGTGATAACAATGTCGTCAAGGGGATCTACTTCGGGTTCTTGTTCTGCGGGCACTGATGTGCTTGGCAGCTGAGGTTCTGAGGCAAGTGCAGCAAGGCGATCTTCAATATCTTTGATTCGCTTATCAATAGACGTTGGCGATTCAGGGATCTTTTGTTCGAGAGAATTAATACGCCTTGTCAGAGTATGTATCATTTGCAGTATAATGTAATTGTCCATTTATAGAATGTTTTGAAAAGACAACAAATCAATTAGACGCACACAAAAATTGATACGTACTTAAAATTATAAAACAATCTAATAAATCATCACAATGCTAATTCCAGTGAGGTGCTTTACGTGTGGCGCTGTTTTGTCGGACAAGTACGAATATTACAAGCGCAGGTGCGCAGAAATGGAAAAGGATCCTGAATCAAAGAAATACGTCGAAGAGATGTCTAAGAAACTTCCCAACTTTGATGGATTCTATCAAGGCAAGGTCCTAGACGAGCTAGGAATTGTTAAGATGTGTTGTAGACGCTGCATGCTCAGCGCTGTCGATCTCATAGAGATTATTTAGGTCATAAATTAGTCTTAGTTGACATAACAGTCTTAGTTTCAATCTAAGTAATAAAGTAATAGAATGCCTATACAGTACGCTGAGTTTGGTGAACTGTCTGAAATATTGTCAAGATCAAATCACGAAACTAGCTATACTGATTTGATGTCAAAAGAAAAGAATGTATTAGACACAGTCAACGCTGTTGTTAAGCACTACCAACAAAAGAAAGGATATGCCGACTCTTTTGCTAGTATGAGACTTGCGGACATGGCTTATAATATGGTCGTCGATATTAGTGCTTTGTTTCGCGAAATTATATCAGGCCCTAGAGATTTTCGTAAATTGTTCCTTGAGGGTAACAGGCTAATATATATTGGCATTTTGTTAGTGGTAGTAGCTTTCTTGTTTGCTATCGCTTGAGTAACTTTTCTTTTTTGTAAAGACAAACAAATGGATCCCAAGTACTATTTGTTTGCATTTGTAGGCATTGTTGTGTTTTTCCAACTTTATCAATATGATCGACAACAGGCTGTCTACGCTATGTGTTTGTTGACTGTTCTTCTAGGATACTATTACACCAACAAACAAAGAGTACAGGAAAATATGGCAGGTATCATCGAATCATTCACCACCGATAAACCTGTACAACCCCGTGAGTTAGCGTCAAGGCATTATCAAGTATATCGCCACCCGAAAACAACAAAGTACTCTTATCGTGTGAAAGACTACAAGATGATTATACAATCTTTGGAGTTCATGTATATATATGACACAGACATATTAGATCACGTCAAGGCTTTGTCAGAAGCATTTTTCAAAACACACTATAACGTAATGATGGGAAAGTATGAACCAAGTCTGTATATGGGAGAGTTGCATGACTTCAAAGAAGAAGCTATCGCATTGTTACGCGAATCTGTGTTCGTAGTTCCCAAAACGTCCACTGTTGTAGATATTCCAGATCTTAATGAATTTATTGAGAAGCAAACATTGAAGCTCAACGAGGTTTTTTCGAGATACATACGCATAGTTGCCCATGCATTCCCAGAAACTGTGGTGACCCGATACTATGAACCACCATTTGAGATGCGCGCCCCATAAGGATATAAATAAATATCATACGGATAAAATTTTATGATAGATATAGAGCATGTCACGAACGAAACCTTTTTAAAGCAAGTAAAATACTTGTACGACATATCGTGTTCTAACGTTATAGATGTTTATGCCAATCTGGATAATCGATCTAGAAACAACTTTGACAAGTTTGTGGATATATATATGAATAAGGCTGGATGTCCTACAGACGATGTTCAGCTCAGACAAGCCTGTGTAGAATTAGCATTGAAATACTATTTTTTGTAAAGTTATATTAAATGAAGGGTGGTTCGATAGCATCCGATGCAGTGACCGCTGCTGTTCCAGTTCCTGCATTCGCAAAGCTCGACGCGAACTTTACAAACATGATAGGTGGTTGTGCAAAGTGTGGCGGTGGTCGCTGCAAGTGTGGTGGCAAACCCAAGGAGGCTGCCTCCAAGGCTGCACCTGCCAAGGCTGCCTCCAAGGCTGCACCTGTCAAGGCTGCCTCCAAGGCTGCACCTGTCAAGACTGCCTCCAAGGCTCATGCTAAGACCACCCCAAAGCCCAAGGCTACTGCTCCCAAGGCTGCCTCCAAGGCTGCCCCTCCGGCTGCCTCCAAGAAGGGAGGTTCGCAAGTTGCATACAACTACGATGGCTTGGTTTATGACAAAGTTCTCACTAACTCTGCAAGCAATCCTGGTATGGCTGTGCCTTTACCAACAGTAGCCAGAGGTGGTATGCGCAAAATGAGCGAGCTAAACAAGAACGCATCATCTTACAGCATAGTAAATCGTGTAGGTGGTGCTGATCAAGCTAAAGCTGAATTTCCCATAGGGATCAACTATAAACCCTCTATCGTTGGCACATCTGTCCCTGTGGGAACTTCTCCAAGAGGACTATTATCTGACTATGGTCAAAGTGCGATGGATTCTCTAGGCAACACAGCCCAGTCATCTGTGCCTGCTCCTATGGTAAAGATTTCTAATTTTGGAAACAACATGACAGATGGTGTCCTTGGATTTAATTATGGTACAGGAACTGTGGGTGGTGGAATGATTAAGAAAATCGTTATGGCAGCGATAGCACAACAAGTAGCTAAGAAAGCTGTGAAGGTTATCAAGAAGCGCAAGGAAAACAGCTCAAAGGAAGCCAAGATGCGCTAAATGGTCATATGTTTTTTATTATTACTTTCAAGTAAATGGAAGTTTTAGAGAAATACTTCAAGTCAAACAGATATTTTATCAGCAAACATCATTTAGATTCTTACGACGATTTTGTTGCTCACAAACTTGGCAATACTATCAAAGTATTGAACCCTATTACCGTTTTGAAGAATCAAGACAATGGTGTTGTATCTCATGAAATAGATGTGTATATTGGGGGTGTCGATGGCACTGCTATATACTTGAAACAACCTAACTTTCTCCCCAATGAAGCTCGCCTCAAAGATCTTACGTACTCTGCAGATATCTTTGTGGACGTGTTAGTGCGCTATACAACCCACAACAAGACCACAGGTGTATCAAAGGTTGAAGAAGACATGCTCAAAGATGTCCGTATCGGTACTCTCCCAATAATGCTTCATAGCAATCTTTGCGTTCTTCGTAACAAGTCAGCTAAGGAACTCTTGTCAATGGGAGAATGCTACAAGGACATTGGAGGCTATTTTATTATTGATGGGAAGGAAAAGGTCATTGTTGCTCAAGAGCGTATAGCTACAAATCGTATATTTATCAACAAGGCAATTGACGACAAGTATAGTTTCAGCGGGATGGTCCGTTGTACTTCTCGAGAGAATCCGCTGTTCCCCAAGACTATTCATTTATACGTCCGTAAAGACGTCCTAAGCAAAAATAACAATCGCAACAGTATTGTGGTAGATGTTCCAGGATTTCCGGACCCTATACCATTGTTTATACTATTTCGTGCTTTAGGTGTGGAGAGTGATCGCGATATCATTGAGCATATCGTTCCAGATCTTGACAACAAACAGCTGTGTGACTTTCTATTGTTCAGTGTCATAGATGCTAGATCTTGTACATCACAAGACGCAGCTTTAACGTACTTAGCTAATCGCGTCGAGTACCAAAGTATCGACAAGGTGAAACACATTTTAATGCACGACATATTTCCTAATATGGGTGTTTTGTATGAGTCGAAGGCACTTTTCTTAGGTCATGTCGTTAACAAGCTAGTTAGAGTCGCTGTTGGCGCTGAGAAGGAAAGTGATCGCGACAATTATCTGTACAAACGCGTTGACATTTCTGGTTTCTTGATCGGTAATTTGTTCCGCGATTACTACAATCAATTCCGTAACACGATGAGGAATCGCATTGATCAACAATATCTATATGGACCGTGGAGAACAAGTGCTGAAGTTCGCAATTTGATAAACAGGACTAACTTTTACAGTATATTCGACGGTAACATCATAACAAACGGTATGTTGAAGTCTTTGAAAGGATCATGGGGACGTTCGATGGTAGATGTCAAGATTGATCCTGACAAGGTTAAAGAGGGTATCGTCCAAGATTTGAGTAGAATCTCTTTCATGGGCTTTACTAGTCATTTGCGTCGAGTAAACACACCACTCGATCCTACGTCAAAAGTTGTTGCACCTCATCGTTTACACCCTACTCAATGGGGTGTTATGTGTCCATGTGAATCACCTGATGGTGGAAGTATTGGATTGCTCAAAAACTTTGCGATTATGTGTCACGTTACATTTGATGCTCCAGTAGAAGATATAGAGCGAGCTTTGCACAAAAATGGTGTTCTAGGACTTTCATCTGTTGCTTGTACATCCATTCCCAATTATTGCAAAGTAATGATCAATAGCAATTGGGTTGGTATTCACGAACACCCCGATGAGTTGTTTGCAATTATCAAAAAACTAAAGTTAAAAGGTGATATAGACAAGTACACGTCTATTAGTTGGGATATCTTCAGAAACGAGATCAACATACTAACAGAGGCAGGCAGGTGTACCAGACCGCTTTTTGTGGTGAACCATGGGAAGCTCGTTTACGACCCCGTGAAGCATGCCAATCTGTCATGGGACCAGCTCGTATCTACAGGAGTTATCGAGTACATGGATGTTGAAGAGATAGGATATGCTTTTGTAGCCATGTGGCCTCGTGACATAGGTCCAAGACATACTCATTGCGAATTGCACCCATCTACTATCTTCAGTGTGGTTACTCACAACATTCCGCTTGCAAATCACAATCAAGCTCCTCGTAACGTGTTCTTCGGAGCTCAAGGTAAACAAGCAATTGGTTTGTATGCTACAAACTTTAACAACAGAATAGACACAATGTCATATGTTTTAAACTATCCCCAAAAAGCCATTGTTAACACGAAGTATATGGAATACATTGGCAACAACGACCTGCCTGCTGGAAACAATCTTATTGTTGCTATAGCCAGCTACTCAGGATACAATCAAGAAGACAGTATTATCATCAATCGTGCATCCATCCAAAGAGGATGTTTCAATTTGACCTACTTTAAGAACTTCATCGAGAAAGAAGAGGAAGATCCGCGAACAAACGAACAGACCGTTTTCGCTAATCCGCTCAAGATGACGCAAGATGGGATTGATCTTCAAAATATCAAGTTTGCTAGATATGGCACACTAGACGAGAACGGTTTTCCCAAGATTAACACGTATATCAGCGAAGGAGATGCTATTATAGGCAAAACGTTTATCAAAAAAGAACTGAAACAAGATGATAACAACAGCATGGGAGGACTGTTCGACAACAAGGTTGTTGCAGAAACATATATGGACAAGTCGTTGGTTGCTGATAAAACGGTAGCGGGGATGGTAGACCGTGTGTTTATATATCCAAGCCGCGATGGTGGAAGGAGTTGCAAGATTAGGATGCGCAAAAACAGGATACCTGAATTGGGAGACAAGATGTCGAGTAGACATGGTCAAAAGGGTGTTGTCGGGCACATAATGAATCCAGAAGACATGCCGTTCAACGAACACGGTATTGTACCGGACATTATTATCAATCCCCACGCGATTCCATCACGTATGACTATAGGACACCTTCTAGAATGTGTTCTAGCCAAAGCAGGTACTCAATTAGGTTGCATGGTAGACGGTACGCCATTTTCTGAGTATGATTATGAAGATTTGGTAAAAACTCTAGAAAGTAAGTTTGGTCTGGAAAGGCATGGTAACGAAGTACTCTATAATGCCAAAGATGGCAAACAAATAGAAACAGACATATTCTTCGGACCTACATATTATCAACGTCTCAAACACATGGTAAGTGACAAGATAAACTATAGAATGCGTGGTGGACCTGTCACCGCTAAAACACGTCAACCAACCAAAGGCAGATCTGCTGGAGGTGCTTTAAGGCTCGGAGAGATGGAGTTCCATTGCAACTTCAGCCATGGAATTGCAAGCTTCATGAAAGAATCACTTGTCGATAGATCTGATGATTATATGTTTTATATTGACAATGTAACGGGAGATATATTGGGAGACCCAACCGTATCTAAAGATGTGTCATGTATTAGGGCGCCTTATAGTATGAAGTTGTTGATTCAAGAAATGGCAACTTTGGGAGTAAAGGCACAATTGATTACTGAAAATATTGACGAAGAAGAATTTGATGATGTTGAAGTAGAAAATCTGTCATCGGAAGATGATGATTAACCATAAACCGTTGATGGAGAAGCCGTTCCACAACATCCTAAGCAACAGAAACAAGTAATTGTTGAGAACAATCCCGCGATCATACCCGCAAAGTTAATACTAAACTTGTCTAATCCATTTTCGGCATTTGCATCATCTAACGCGTATTTTACGGTAGGCATTACGAAACAACACGAGATAGGAAGCCATGCGTAGCCCAAGGGTAATGAAGCACTCAACGAGACATGTTTGGCAACATTATGCAAAGGCTCGGGAACAATACGGTTACGCATCCTGGGAACGACAGCACTATTCAATTAAATTTATTCATTTTTTGTAAAATGCAGTGCAGGCGTTGTGGGTATGCACCTAAGACAAAGTCATGTCTCAAAAAACATTTCCAGCGCAAGACGTTGTGCAAACCTGAATTAAGCGACGTCACTTATGAACAGATGTTGGAAGAAATGTTTGGAGAATCAGAAGGAGACATGTTCGACGTAGTTAAACTATATGATCTTCGCAAGGACATAACAAGCCAAGAAGAGTACGAAAATGAAGTAGAGAAGGGCATGCAAGCTATTGGAGTAACAAAAGAGTATCTTGCTAGAAATCCCGAGTTTAGAGTGTTGGTTACTCCTGAGTTAAAAATAATGTTGTTAAGGCAAAGATAATCAACTGTAGAAGACACGCCTAAGACCTGATTTTTGTATAGCTTTTGTACAATCACAGCAAGGCTTCGAAAGCTTCAACGGATACCCCATACTAGCAGTTCCAATTCGTACGACATACATGTCGCATTGTGAGAGAAATTTTCTGTTATGTTTTGTCTTGCTGAGAGCGTCAACCTCAGCGTGTATACTGTGCTTGTGGTATAGATGCACGAAATTGTGATTGTAGCCTTCGCTGATAATTTCATCATCCTTCACTATCACACAACCATGCCGGTGTTGCTTCAATGGGGACTTCAAGGCGTTTGCGGCGGCGCGCCGGACGAACATATCGTGTTGGGACATTTTCAAAAAATCCGACATTGTTTATGTTTAAATCAATTTTTTACCATCACATTCTAACTCCGATAGCATACGGCGATAACAATGCATTGAATGTTGTGAAACAATATCTATGCTATGCTTGCCTTTCAAAATCAGTTTATTTGGTAAACTGTGCAAGTTGTGATGGAGTTGTATTGCAGGGATTGGATCTAAGTCATTTTCGACTGCGAGATGACATATATTATCTCTAAAAAACTCGGCTGTATCTAGAGAAAGAGATTTGGGACTTCCGAATGATATGCACTTAACATCCCATGTGTTGAGCGCAAATGTTAGATATGCAGCTGCTGCTGCAAACGCTCCGCCTGCACTATGTCCCGTGAACACTACGGGGACATCCCTTTCTCGTATGGATTGTTCGATAGCCGCAACAATCTCTGTGTGCACTTTGATGTATTCGCCGAGATATCCTTTGTGCATGATAGGATGTTTTGCTTTTACAATCGCAGAAAGTCCCATCAATAAATCTTTCGGGGTGCTTGTCCCTCTGAATGATACGTATACACAGCCAGTTTCTTTGCATGGTGATATAAAACACGTAGTCCCGTAAGAACTGATCAATGCGCTGTCTCTGTTTTTTCTCAAGAATGTTTGTGGACTAGAATAGCTTTGCATGGAAAATCTTCCTGCTTTGTTAACGCAAGCTTTCTGCATATCTTTATTTTAGTAGAGTTTTCATAAGTAGCATAACAGCGATAGCCACTAGTGCACCTCTGATGATTACATCTGAGTGTGGGATACGATCTAACGAAAAGTATTTGCCTAGAATTTGCGTGATTGGGATAAATGATACCGCCACAAATACCACAAACACAATAGCGGCCAGCTTGAAGTCTTGGGTGAGCATGTTCATCATCATGTTCATCATGCTTGTATTAGGTCCTGCGGTGACTACTGGCACATTGTTAATCATGCTCAACAGAACGTTGGTGTCAATGTTTGACAGTTGTTGAGAGTTGTGCGCGGCCATGAATGCTGCTTGTTGAGGTGTAACATTTTGTTGTGGGACTGGTGGTGGCGCAGGTGGTTGCTGTTGTGGCTGTGATGACGACGCGGCGATCTGGTTAAGAACCTCTTGAATAGTTGTGTCATCGTCGCCGGATATAACTTCTTGAGCGGGTGGGAGAGCTTGTTGAGGCAAGTGAGATATCGGGGTAGATTTTGTATTGCTGTTCATTTACTTAGGAATCAATCAGAAAAGTATATCTGGGTGTTAGACGCGTTCGCATTGCGTTGCCACAGGTTTGTACTTGTAACAATCATCATCGATCTTGTAATAATACTTGGATGTCTCATTTAGAGGAGGCGCCTTTACTATCAAGCACTCGTTTCCTTTGCACACTTGTCGAAAAAGAGCTGCTAACCCAAATCCTAACACAATAGACACAATGATCCTGCCTACTGGGTTTTTGAACAGATCGGTCAACATATTATCTTATTGAAACTCAGAGAAAAAAAAGCATATAAGACAATTTTATACTTTATAAAGTATGGAAAGGTGCCGGAGCGGTCGAACGGACACGACTTAAGATCGTGCGGATTATGTCCCACCTGGGTTCGAATCCCAGTCTTTCCATTTGCCAGTTTTTCTTTTTGAATCTGTTATAATCATTTTATATAAGATTTCAGTATAAGAATGCCGGTATTCTTTGATGTAGGCGCAAATGACGGAAGCTCGATGTTGCATTTTTCAAACGACCCTAACAATACCGTATATGCTTTTGAGCCAACACCACGAATGATTTCAATCTTGGAATCAAGAGTAGTTGGTCGTCCCAACTACATAATCGTCCCCAAAGCAGTGTGTGATTACAACGGGTTCACAAAGTTTAAGATTGCTGGTCAAGCTGATTGGGGATGTAGTTCCCTTTTCGATTTCAATGATGACCTTGATAAAACATGGCCTGGCAGAACCGATTTCAAAGTTACTGAGTCTATTGATGTTGAAGTCATTCGCCTTGATGACTTTATAAAACAAAATGGTATTACTGAAGTTGAGTATCTTCATGTAGATACTCAAGGGGCTGATCTAGAAGTCCTGATGGGGCTAGGAGACTGTCTTCACATGGTAAAAGCTGGTGTTATTGAGATGCCTTCAAATCATCGAGTAAAACTTTACAAGAACCAAAAGTATGTCGAAGAAGACGCCGTCAGGTTTTTAACAAGTAACGGATTTCGTGTGGATGCAATTGAGTCAAACGATTGCTTTCGCAACGAAGTCAACATAAGGTTTTCACGTGTATAAACTACTCACCAATAGGTTGGGGCTTTATTAGACTCTTGTCCATAGGGCACGACACTTTAGAGGCTTGAAACGTAAAACATGAATCGTCTTCTTTGTAAACGACCTTACCAGCGTTTAATGGAGATGGGAACTTAATAACCATCTGTGGTTTAGGTTTCGTCAAGTAACAAAACAGTATACCTACCGCAAATGCCAGGAAGAAGTAGAATGGACTAATATTAGACAGCAATGCCATTTTTATAAAAACGATATAATAATCTCTAAGTGTATGCAAACTTGAAGAAGTATGCTAGGTGTATGCAAACTTGAAGCATGCAACGCTAAGTGTATGCAAACTTGAAGCATGCATCCCTGAACAATGGATCGTTTTCTGGTTCTACTGCTGAATCCTCCAAGTTATTAGAGCCACTTGATTCTTCCTCCGTGTCATCGAAAGCAGAGTCGTCAACATGCTTTCCAAAGTACCACTCTTCGAAGAACGCCTTGATTCTAGCACGCTCTGCATCGTCCTTTTCATTATCTACATTCTTGACGTAGAGTTTTTCCTTTTCCTCGTCGAAATACTGCTTTATGTATTTGAGTACACTTTCATGCTTTTCGTGTGTTTCTGAAACATGCTTAGTTACCACCATGGGGCGGTAAGGAGAGCGCTCATCATCATCCCAGTGAGTAGACATTTTTGCTTGACGACAAATAATATTACTCAAAGAGCAATTCAATTTTTGAAGATTTCTTTGCAAATTTCTTCTTTTTTTAGAAGTTTGTATTTTGGAGGCATTCTCCTCTTTAAATCGTTGTCTTTCTCGATTTCTGCTACTATATCTTCCTTTGACATGTAAAAAGGTTGACTGCGCTTCATCGATTGACACTCTTCTACCGTCTTGAACTTGAAAGCCTTGTTTAGAGCTTTTCTGTTGGCTTCCAATATTTTCTTTTTGGTTACTTCTGGTTTTACCAGAACGTAATGTTTTCCAGATGCAGTTTTGACAAGTTCTTCCATTTCTGCTTCGATACGTGATATCGCTCGAGACAAGTGTTCGTATTGATCTTTGTAGTGGTCAGGTGATTTGTCGCTTCTGATGATCTGATCGGTTACCATTCGTATTTGCATGTGCATCGCCATTTTTTCCGATAGAAGGTCATTCATCAGCTTGTTCACATCCTTTGTTGCGACATGCGCAACTTGTAAAGTTTCCATTTTACTATTGGGAGAATATCATATCAATGATAGCGAACAAGTAAAAAGATACGATCGCCATAATGACAGCCACTACTCCAAATGAAAACATTGTCTTTTGATCCCCAATACCGAATGGCTTGAGTTCATGGGAGTTGTTTGTGAACAAGAATGATGGCTTTGCTAATACAACAAGTATCATAAGCAATACATAAAACAGGATGCTATAAATGATTCGCTTCATTTATATGATACAGCGATATATTATAAAAATCCCTTGCGTAAATTCAAAATGAGAATTGTCTTCTTAGCAATCATATTCGTACTTGTCCTTCTTATTGTAACAAGGCATACCAAAGAGTATTTTGATTCACCGTTGCTTGTATATCGTACTGAGTCTTCAAATGACAAAATTCGCATTAATATAGACGATAGCATTCCTTCACGATTTGTCAAAGACCCACTGTCGAAGATGTCATGGGTTGTGTTTTCCAAGGAACGTGCAGATCTGTATGTAAACGATATTGTTAAGTTTGAGTCATTGTCAAAGAACAGAGCGCTCGCAGTTGTGCTAGATGCTAAGAGAACGTTTTTTATTACCCAAAATGACTCGCAGCCTCAAGGACCGTCTACACTGAAAGAAGTCGTGCTTCAAAAAAAATCAATATACGTAGAAAACGACCAGCAACTCCGTATATTATATGCTGTAGTCACGGCACTGGGACTAGATCCAAAAGATGTTGTAAAATCATCCGATAAATCTAGTGCTTATTGTCAGGTTCAGTACATCTATTTGGAACCAACAAACAAAAAGTTAACATTCATTACCTTTGATGATATGGATATCCACAAATTGAAGACTCAAATACCTTATGCTTTGACAGAAGGCATCGATATGAACATATATTATGATCTCAAGAACGAGAAGTTTCCTGTAAAGTTGTGTCTAGTTTTTAAAACAATCATATGGACGCCACACCAATCAATCAATAAAAACAAGGAATGGATTAGGGATATCATCAATGAAATTGGAGATATGGACGATACTGCGTACTATACAAAATACTTCCAGTTTGCCATCATCGAGCATTTCGATTCACCGTTTTTGTCTCCTTCTACCAACGTACCAGGATTCTATGATGCGCAATTAAGGCGGCTGGTACCAGAAAATCAATTCATCGATGGAGTCCCTTTAGAAGTTGTAGGAAAGGTAATACTGAAGAATCAAGATCGTGAAGAGGAGAATGGTGAGTACGTGTACCAATCTCCTTGGCTTGTAAAAGTGTCAGATGACGAAATAAAATCGACTCAAGAATTTATATGCTTTGGAGACGAAACTATAAAAAACGAAGGGTTGTGCAATAGCAAGTACGATGCATTCGGCGTGCCAAAATTAGCACAAACATACTGGGATAGACCTTGTGTTACCAACATCGAGTGTCCATTTTATCAGAAGAACAAGAATTATCCAAATTATCGCGGAGGATGCAACAATGGGTATTGTGAAATGCCCATAGGGATAACTCGAAATGCATTCAGGCTTTATGACAAGTCATCCTCTGCTATTTGTCACGGCTGCCCCGTAGATACACCCAAATGCTGCGCCTCTCAGAAGAAACCCAAGTACGCATTTGAGTTGGATTAGTGGAGACTTTTCTGACTTATAGTCAAAGATATGAGCTTTATCGAAATAGAAGCAGAGGATATTCAATCAGTTATCAACTCTGTTAAGATCATTGAGGACCGATTCAGCGAGAATGCGGAGATACGGCTGAACAATGACCAAATCCTAGTAGAGCTTACAAATCTGTTCTACAAAGAAGACTCTAAAAATGTCAAAGAACTCGGCAAGAAAACTCAAAGATTCCTCGATATGTTATTAGGTACAAAAGAAACAAGTCGCCCTCCACTAGTACCCATTATTAATGCCATCAAAGTCCTAATGCTAGCAGATGATGATGAAGAGATCGATGTGGAGTATGAACGAGACAACGATGTTTCCATGATTCGGCAAGAGGATTATATGAAGCGCTTTGTTTCACTCAAGGATAGCAAAAACATGACTCTTGATACTGTGACACCTCAACTATATCTATGGACACGACAATGGAAGGAACCAACCGTTCAGAAAGGTGTTCAGATGACCTTTACAACTCCTGTTGACGCTGTCACAATGAAGAACGAGCGTATACGACTTGCCGGTGAAAGTCAGTACTTTAGTGGAGATCGTTGTGATGTTGTTGGTGTCATAGTTGAGTCGCCAACTTCAAAAAAGTCAAGTGTTCACACATTCTCTATTCCCGAGTACTTTCAAACATTGAAGAGTTTTCAAAAGGATGATACCATTACTATGTGTGTGAACGATTTCTTCGAAGAGTTGGGAGGATTTGGTGACAGATGCAACCATCGTGCCGTTATCACAGAGGTTTCAACACATGGTGTTGTCGTGAACAATGTAATCAACGTACCTTACGATCAATACTGTCCTATCATGCTGTTTAAAGAAAATGATAAGAACTATTTTAGCAAGCGTGACTTTTACTTACATGACACTATCGAAATTTTGTTTGACAATCAGAAATCATTTGAGGCTAATGCCAAGTTTGCTTATCCTGTATGTGCGAGCGAGGCTCTGTTTATGAATTTCGACAAAGTTAAAACAAGTTCAAACTTGTATGAAATCGAAAAGTACTGTCTTCGTCCATGGGGCTACACCCTAGATGATCTTGACTATGTGTCTCTATCCAAAATAAAGCAAGCATTGAGACACATACAACCCAACACCAAACCCCAACACCATGTCTCGAGGCAAAACAAAAAGTATGTTTCCTTACCCAACATATTAGATGTTGTTCAAAACTGGAAGGAGTTTTGTAAAGCAAAACGATCAAAATTACAGAAACTTGTAAACAAGATCGATAAATATGAATCCGAATTGAAAGTTAAGATTCGTGAATTAGAAAGCCAACAGAGCAAAGACAATTGTGAAAACTCCTCATTGGGTCGTGTAGCAAAACGAGTAAAACGATACCAGGACTTGTCAACGTCAGATCTGGTGTTTGATGTTGATCAAGACTTTACAAAGTACAACTTGAAGAAATTGATCGTAAAAGAAACTCCGAATATCGAAGAAGGAACTTTGAAGCAACGTGTTCGCGATGAAGTTATAAAGCTGAAGCTCGACGATGTAGATTTTGAGGTTGAGTCTATAATGAATGGTTATAGAAAGATTCGCCCAGGAGATCTTGCTGTTTTATCGGTAAATAATGTTGACTTGGTATTCAAGCTGTCAATGATTCAAAACAAGCCCATGTGGGTGCGCGTGTTCAAGGCACCATACAAGAGTTGTGATGACGCGATTGTGCGTAGATCTAACTCTAACAGTAAAGCATCGAAAGCTACTTGTCTATATGATAGTTACGATAAAATGTGCAAGTCGATTGACAACGCACGTATCAATCATAGATTACACACTCTCAGACATCAGCAAGAACAGCTATCCAACATCAAGACGTTCTTAGAATCAGAAGATATCTCTGAATCAATCATATCTTTCTTCCAAAGTCTATCTGAAGTTGAACGTCCCAAACCGATATTGGGATCATTCGAAGTGCCTGATAGTGTAGACAAATATTTCGGTGATGAGTACTATATTGATGATATCGCAGAGTTTACAGATGAACATGCCATCTTATTCCAAGATACCCAGACAAAACATGAACACATCAACTCCAAGATCGAGAACGTTTATGACGGGCTGTGTGAAATCTTAGGAGTAGATCTTGGTAATTCTATGCGTGAAAACATCATTACCAGCGTTATTGTCGATAATCCTGATGTACCAATTGATAAAGATACATTTTTTGCTTCCAAATTCAGATCTGTGAAAGCTGAGCTTTATAAGACCAACATGGCATACAAAAAAAGCGTAGACGACATGATTGCTAAGAAATACAAAGACGAGGCTAGCAAAGCTAGTACAACGTATTTCATGAACGTGTACATCCATGTAGCTTCGATGATCTGCCTGTTTGTCATGACCAAGTACCCGTCTGTCACTTTCAACTCTGTTATATCATCTTGCATCAGCGAACTGTCGTATTCACAATCCATCTATGGTTATGTAGCGTGTGTACTAAAATCCATAAGTTCTCCAGATGACGAGCGATTATCAAAGATACATGGAACGTCTGTAGAAGTATTGAAAAAAGCAATGGAAGACAAGGCACAAGCGATACTAGAAGTCCGTAAAGATATTGCAGAAGCCCTAGAATCAAACAAAGACAATTTATCGTTAACTCTCAACAAACTCGTAGTTCGGAAATCCGAACATGAAGAAGTGTTTCATGGTTTCAAACCTACAAAAGATTGGGTTGTTCAAGGAGACAAACTAAAACTAAGCGATAACATCAATTTCAAAGCAGCCTACAAAGGCAGGGCATCAGTTACAGATGTTGTTTTGCCGATTGCAAACACGGTATATGTTGCCAAATCAACTCATGTGACCAGTTCTCTTGATTATTTTAAACCTATTACTCATGACCAAATCTCTGTCATACAGCATGATAATGTGCACACACGCACAAAACCAAAAGATAAGATGAACATATTGGGTATCGACACCACTGAGTTTGATAACGACAAATGGTGGGACACTGTGTTGTTCGTTGGTTTAGATTCAGATTTTGATGCAATCGCAGAGTTTGTGTCGAAAAACGTAACTAATGTTGGAAGCACCTTCATCGAGTTGAAGAGTAGGTTGATAGCTCTTGACGACGATACCGATTCTATTACTCAAATTCTTCATAGCTTCATGAGAAACACGTTCCCCTTGTTGCTAGCAAAGCTTGTAAACATTCGCTATTTGGAGGCAGATGGCGATAACTTCAAGCGTATTGTTTTGAACATGACTAATGCGATGGCGTGTCGGGCAAATCTGACAAAGTGCATAGATCTATTGAAATCAATGCGCGATAGCATGTGGGTTTTTGAGCCACTGACCAAACAAGAAGAACGTATCAAGAACAAAATGGTGTTGATAAGAATCCTATTGACAATGTTGAAACATATAAGCTGTATTGACAAAGCATCCTCGGAGATGTTTCAATCAGGAGAGGTTCAGTTGGGTTGCGATATCGTACACATGGTATGTGATCGTCTTAATGGATACCTCGAGAAAAACACTAGCAAACAAGAAGAAGTCAAGAAGCGTATGGAGGAACTACGTGAAAAGCGCAAGATGGAGCTAATGGGTGCCTATAAAGCCAATGATGAAGATCGTCAACTACAAATGACTCTCAAGGATATGGGTCTCTCGACATGGTTTGAAGTCGGTGAAACCGAAGAAAAAAGAGAGATACATTATCCTACAGATGAAGAAAACAACAGGCGTATGGACGATTACGTAGGTTTGAACGACGATGGTGATGGAGATGAAGATTTGTATGCGCAAATACGTATTGACGACTAGATGTCTGACTGACTAGATGTATGACTAGATGTCTGACTATCTGACTAGATGTCTGTCTGACTAGATGTCTGTCTGACTTACTAGTTCTTCATGTCAGGAAGTTTTGTGATTGTTTCTACAACATCTTCAGTTATCTGTGAAATCTTTGTAAATTCACATAACTGTACCATATCCTGCATATGCAGGAACGTAGCCTCGAAACCAAATCCAAAGAGCTTGTTACCTCTATGCGCAACGATGTCCCATTTGCAATAAAATAGATCAGGAAGGCCGTTATGTGAAACAGCGTGTAGAGGAATGGCGCCTTTAACCTTAAAAGGTGCGTCTTCTGTTCGTATTAGAGTGTTCAACGATTCTTCGATTGTACTTATAACCTGTGCCTTACTTTTCAACGCTTCCTTTTTGCTGACTTCGTACATATCTCCCCAATTGTTTTCGATTTTTGCCGTCACAGAAAGAGCAAGAGCAGTTTTGACTTCCTGGATTGTAACCTGTTCTGTAAAGTACGCATTCTCTGATGCTCTTATGGGTTCCTGTTCCTGTATTCCTATTTGTATAAACTCGGCTGGTTCTTTGTCCGTGTTTCCTATCGATGCTACAAACTCTTCAGTATGATGAAAATACCTCCACACCAGATAGATCGAAGATGCCATTCCCGTTAATACCAAAATCCACAATATCCAATCCATTTAACTATTTACTATATTCACTTCATTTATTTTGGTCATAATATATCGACATTGTTCGTTTAGCCAATCTACAATGTTATCCGGTTGTGCCTTAAATTTTAGTTTCAAGACCATGGAATCCTCCAATGGATGGGGCTTGTAGTAGCCAATAAACTCTAGATTACCATTTCCTCTGACTTCTTTGTTGTAAACTAGAGCTTGAACAAGATTAATTAGAGTGTAATCCTCGTGTAAAACCTTCAGTTCAATCATGTCTTTTGCACCTTTTTCAATCACGATTGAACGATCGGATATAGTAGCACACTTGTACGCTAATATCTTTAATGCTTCTTTGATAAGGTAATCTGGAGTCAAAGCACATTCAGATTCGATGTACATCTCAAATTCACACGGTTCATTGTATTTGTTTGTTTTGAAGTATCGGTACTTTTGATGTGTCTCAAATATAGACGATTCTTTAGTCCACTCTTCGCGATGCTTTTGCACTTTCTCTTCGTCCAACACGTTCATGTAGCTGCACTTGCTGACAGGGCACCATCTAGCGTTCTGTTTAGATATTCCGATAGAAGGTTTACATTCGATATGTATGTGTTGACCCGGTAAAAGTTTTGTAATTAACACGTGATCTTTACTTATAGGATTGGCAGGAAACAGAGACCCACCGTGGAAATCTGCGGCAGTAACTAGCAATATCTCTTTAGTATCGTTCTTGACATTTAAAGTGAATGTCCTATTGGTGAGGTCGATGTAGTTCTCTGGGAGCGCATGTATGGGGATCATAGAAATTCTATGAGTCAAAAACTCGTTATGTAGGTTACCGGTATTCTCGATGATCTTGACATCTTTGGGATCAAACGCAATGGTAGGGATTTCAGAGAGAATGATGCGCCTAATTGAGTTGACAAGTGAAACATCTTCGTCAACGATCCTGTACACACCTTCACGTGTTTTGTAGAACGGCATTGTGAGTTACATGGCAACAATGCTTAAATGTATTCAAATTTTTGTGCGTCAGTATATGTGATCATACTTTCTTTACCACCATCAAATGACTTCAAAAGACATCTTGTTTTATAGCAATTATTGCGAATTTAGTAAGAACGTCTTGGTGTTGATACAAAAGCGTACATGTCGTGATAAGTTCATCTTGGTATGTGTAGACCATCCTTCCGTTAAGAACCAGTTACCAAAGGAAGTCGACCACGTTCCTCTAATATTAACAAAAACAAAACATGTCGTTTCTGGAGATGACATCACAAAGTACATTGAAACATTTATGGCACCTTCAGCGCCGACCACCTCATCTGCACCATCTCAAGCACCTCCAGACAATGGCCCTGCAGCGTTTTCCTTGGCTGGCAGCCAATCGTTCTCAGATACATTTACATTTATAGGTGACTCTGATAGCCAGTCTAATTCAATGACAGGCTATGGTGGCCAGTCGAGGGTGACTGGATATGGATATATTGGCACAAATGACACTGCACCTGTAGAGGTGACGCCAAGAGTAGAGAATGAAAAGAAGGGTAAGATAGACGAAGCCTACGAGAAATACATTACAGACCGCGATGCGGATATCACGCGGATATTTGGCAATCAGCGTCCCAAACCTTAATATATAAAGACCCAAAGTTTAAATACATAAAATGATGATCACAGTGCAGCTTTTCAATCAAAAAGCAACGGAGTTTATGAATGACTTGATTAATAGTTACCCAGAGATTGAACAGTTCAAATCATTTAAGGCTTCTTTCACACTGTTGAAGAATATTAGCGAAACAACCCCTATCAAGTATTTTAAGCACTATTTTCTGGTAAAGTATGGAGATCATATCAAAAACAAAAATGAGCAGTTTTTCTTGAACAATGAGTACGGCCAGGACATGCAGTTGACCACAAATCACTCTAACGAGTATTGGACTGACTTTATTAATCAGTTGAAGAACATGTGGGGCACGATGTCTCCCGAGAACAAGGATGCTATATGGAACTATTTATCAATTCTGGTGATTTTCGCTGAAAAGGTAAGCATATAAGAGTTTTATTTTTATATACTACTATACGATGACTAAGATAATCTACGCTTTCAACAAGTTTTTTAGCGGGTTTGTTCGCGATGTTAAAGTTATCAACGATGAGCTACATGGAGCTATCAAGGCTAACTATAAGATCGTAGACAAGTCGAGTAGTGAGTATCTTGATGTGTTTTGGGAGAATGTTGGAGAGCCCCTGATGAACCCGGAATTCGATTTGTTAAACAACAAGGATGTTGAGCTTGTAAAGGGAGTAACGGTCAATATGCTGACTTCATCGGAGTCTGACATTACTAGCTTGCTGAACACTGTTTACACAATGGCCATATTTGCTTATTTATCAAAAAAGGTCGATGCAGAGGAGGCAGAAAAGTTGTTTGATCAAGCTGTCAAGATCCTTAACGCATTCAATTCAAGTCCAGAAGCATTCGAGGATGCACTAGATGATGTGATCGATGATGACATGAAAGCTCTTTTCAGCCGTATTCAACCTACCGTTCCAGATGAGATGCCGTCAAAAGCAAGTGTAGATGATGCGATGGATGATATCATGGGCAAATTCGGAGATGGTAAGATTGCCAGCCTAGCAAAGGAGATTGCTCAAACTATTAATGTAGATGATCTCAAGATAGAGTCTCCTGCCGATGTGATGAAGATGCTTGACTTCAGCAAAGAAGGTAACAATGCACTGGGAAACATTGTACAACAGGTTACAACAGCTATCAGCAACAAGGTTAGCAGCGGCGAGTTGAAGCAAGAGGACCTTGTTAAGGAAGCGATGTCGATGATGGGATCTCTGGGTGGCATGGGTCTAAACAATCCTTTGTTTAGTTCTATGATGAAGAACATGGCTGGTGGTAAAGCATCGGTCCGCAAAGACGTGCTAGCTAAAATGGCTACTAAGGACCGTCTTCGAAAGAAGCTTGAAGCAAAGCAGCAAAACGCATAAAAATGTGTGTTTAAAATAGAAGTGTATACAAAGATGGAGAGGATATGGTATCAAGATCTGAAGAACTTTATTAATGGCAGTAACTATGATAAGTTCTTCCCGACAGTGTCTATGACGTTTGCTGAGCAATTGAATAGCATTTTACGTCTATCGATATACTTTAGTATTATTGTGTTTATCATACGCCACAATGCTAATATCTTCTTAGTAGTTCTGTTTGTAGGGTTTATGACATACATCACTTACTATGTAGACGCAAACAAGAAAGCTCTCGACAAATTCGAGATGGCTTCCAACAATTATATGATCAACCGTAAGGACGGTACTAAATGTGTGGCACCTTCCAAGAAGAATCCGTTTATGAATGTGTTAATGTCTGATTATACAGATGCACCTGACCGTTCAAAGGCGTGCGATATAACCGACAAACACGTTTCAACTATGTCAAAAGATCATTTTGATAGCGACCTGTACAGAGACGTTGATGATATCTTTCACAAGAAAGCATCAGACCGACAGTTTTACACAACCCCAGTCACCACAATACCCAATGATTCAGTAGGGTTTGCAAAGTGGTGCTATAACAGGGGTCAAACTTGCAAGGAAGGAAATGGAACACAGTGTTTCGATAATACATATAGGTATATCAAAAACTAATCTAGAATTTTATCTTCTTTTTTTATAAATGCGTGTCTTCGAACTGGAAAACCGCCTGACAACAGATGAGTGTGCAATCAACACAACAGACTTTCAAAATCGCTCTATTGAAGAATATCAGATGTTTAATATGTATCCCACTGCTGCATGTGATGCGAATGTAGATAAGTTGTCCCAATTCATGGTAGATAATCCTAATCTACGTTATCGCGATGGATATGGATATGCTAGTACGTGCACTGTCGATAACGACTCTAAGATTAGAGTGGATCCCAATTCAATGACACATTTTAGGGAGAAAACACAACTATGTACCAGGTGGCACCAGGCAGTCCCTGATTTTGGTCATGCAGGTCTGGTTCCTAACGTAGAATCAGCTCTAAAGTTGGGCGAGGACACCACCTATATTAGAGATTGTGATCGTGTAGTTGAGAAACAGTTCGATGTGTTTATCCCCTTCAACACTTGCGGCTTGATCAACAAAGATGTTGTTGGCCCACAAGCGACGGTAGGGGTTTCAACACGTGACTTTGTTCGCAATGATGATTATGCTAGACGTTGTGGATTAATGCCTCGCCAAGTGTTGAATTAAAAACTAGAATATAATAAAATGAGTTGGACACGTCTTCACACAGACACATGCAACTATAAGCAAACTTTGTCTGAGAATGTTAGTTACCTTTCATACACTATGGACCCTATGATGTACGAGCGTTGTGACAAGTGTCGTCCTGAGATGGGCATTGTGGGTGGCACTGCCGTAGGTGTTCCCCGTGGAAACATGGTGGACGTTGAAAATGAGTTGTTCGGTATCAATCGTCCTAACACGCATTGCCCAACATATAAGCATATTCCCCGTTCCGATAATTATATTCAAGGCAAGGAGTACATCAAACCTGTATTCCATCCTCTTGTAGATACCAGCATGAAACAACTCCAGTCTTGCCAATTGTTTGATGCGCCCCTACCTGTGCCACATACTCCTGCTATTAATTTATCACGTTGCGGTTAAGAAATATGCATGATCCAAGCAGCTTTACAGATAGTATACGTTGTCTTATCAAGAATGTTCCTAGTATTGATGAACAAGAGATATTGACTAAGCTTATTTATGAGAAGAGTTCTCATCATCGCGTAAAATGCATACCTCCGTATTTAGACTGGGGAATGCACAATGACCTAGAAATTGTTATGGACGCTATCATAAAACTTGGCACAATACTTCTTGCACTCAACAAGTTTTCAATTAATCTTCAGTCGTCTCAATCGAGGAGGGTTCCAATGTACATATCGCGTATCCAACACGACTTAATGGAGCATGTAATAAGATCGGGATGTCAGCATCCACCAAGCTATTTGCTCGCAAGATACAATACAGTAGGCGTGATTGTGAAAGATTATGCATTGTTCTTGGCAGCTGAAATTTGCAATACAGTGCTGAAGTAGTCTTTTTTATCTCAGATATACATAATAATGAGTTTCTCACGTCTCAATTATGACGACTGCTCATACATGCACGCCTTGAAAGAATCAGTCACCCCAGGAGAATACATGGTATCAACCCCACGTGTTGATTGCAACGCTGGATGTTACTTTCCTTCTTCTGATATCCTTATAGGGTCTAGCGGAGCGTCAATTTGCGAGAAGAATCTGATCGATGTCGATTCAGAACTGATGGGAATCACTCGTAAAGCTACCAACTGCCCCACTTCAAAATATCTGCCATCCGCAACCCCGTTTTGTGAAGCTCGTGCTCCCAAGGAATGTATGGAACTGACTGCTGAGCCCACACGTATCAGCAATGGCCCATGCACCCTTCGCGGAATACCTAATGGGTTCAATAGGTGGGAGTGGTTGTGCCAGAATCCACAGTCAAGGGCACTAGTTCCTTTTGATTACAATATCAGCAATCGTATCGTAGTGAAGGATAATCATCGCCCTTGCGTCCCTAACCCGATGGACCAATCGTCATCTTTACCGCCTCAAGAAAACATGAATATTTGCTACGACTGGAGTTCTAAATACATGAACGGTCAGTACATACCAGAGGCTCCATCTGCACAGGCACCACCTTCATGGACAATGTCGGTATGCCCTCGCATTGAGGCCCTTTGAGGCTACAAAAAAAATATTTTATAAAATTAAACATGCCCGATCGTACATTCACTGTGCAAGGTTCTGATTTTGGTGTGACTGGCGGTGTATACAAGTCATCGACTCCTGCAGCAGCCGCGAAAAAAGCATCACGCATCCTCTTCAAGAGTGCTAAGACTGGCGTCAAGTCTATTAAATTTATTCTTCGCGAAACTACACATGACTCCAAGAAGAAAACATACTTCTACGAAGCATTTATTAACTACCTAAATGAGCCCAAGGTTATCAATCGTAGCGGTGTGGACATTACAATCACAAAGGAGATCAGGATCAAGACATGCGGTGAGCACCACATGAGCTCACCTAGCCCTATGTCACCTTCAGCATAGGTATCCTGTATATTTTCTGAAATGGTTACCTGTGGGGATCACGCCTAACTTTGTTTTTAAGAATATTCTGAACTGTTCAGCATCTTCAGGAAATTTATTGCGCAACGATCTAAGAAAGTTCTTAACATTATAGTTTGAAACCTCACAATACTTGTTGATCATATACCCCAAAACAGCTATGTGCCCATCATCATCGACTGAGTATGTATACATGCCTTCTGGGCCAAACACATAATCAGCAAGCTTGTCATAATCGACCATACCCTGATAACTGAAATGCTTCTTAACAAACGCGTCAACATTTTGCTTCATATCACAAGTTGGTACAATATGGTTGCTGAACATGATGTCTTCCAACGTATCAGTTTTGATCTTTGGTTTGCATTCTTTTTGAATTGGACATGAAAACGCTGTGTGTCCTTTTTGTCCACAGAATTTGCACGCCGCCTGAGGGCATTTTGAAGACCAGTGACCGTACTGATTACACGTGTAGCAAGCCATTTTTCTCGGCTTGCCATTTAACTTTGGAAAAATCATTTTTTGGCGGTATTTCTCTAAACTGATCAAAAAATATTTTATGATTTCAAAATGCTATTATATGCGGTAGGCACAGTACTTATCGCAAAACAAGTCATTAAACACTTATGTCAACCTAGGAAAAGATTTGAATCTTTTCAAGCCCCCATCCCTTACAAAGATCTTGTGAATTCAGCGAGGTATTCAAGGATGGCGTACAACACCCCCGATAATCTTGATCGTTCTATTGTCGAAAACAAGCCCAAACTGTATGATGGAGGACCCGAAGATACACAAGCTTACATGTGGTTTGTTGATGATACTTGTTATCTTGCGTTTAGAGGAACTGAAGACAAGTCAGATGTACTGGCAGATCTAGATGTTCGGTATTATTCGGTAACGCCCAATGTTAAGATACATAGGGGATTTTTCGACCAATTCGAAGCGGTGCGTAAAGATATCACCACAGACTTCGAAAAGCATCCGAACATCAAGAAGATTGTCGTAACTGGACATAGCTTGGGAGGAGCTTTGGCGACTATAGCAGCGCTTCACTTTGCTATACAGTTCCCAGAGTTGCACGTTGCTTGCCATACATTTGGTTGTCCAAGGGTGGGAAACAATGAATTTGTCGAAACGTTCAACAAGCATGTCCATGAAAACTGGAGAGTGTACAATGTCGATGATCCAGTACCAATGATACCAATATCTTTTCGATTCAATCACGTATGTAACGGATTGTGCTTGGGAAATGATGATAAACACGCAATCCAGAAATCAGATACACATTGGCTATTGAGACCTGTATTGAGCATTGCTTGTTTGGATTTATTGAAGCCTATTGCAGCTCATGACTGTACACTGTACATTGATAAGCTTGAATCGCTAGTTTTTTCTTCCTCAGAATAAATAAGATGATTGAATTGTATGTTTTCTTTACGTTGGCGGCTATAGGTTACGTGATAAACAAATCAGCGCCCCCACCGGCGGCTGCTGTCAGCCGTACTCTCCAACGAGGAGAGATTCCAAGCTATAAGAATATGTACGAAAGTATATATGTAGATGAAACTCGTTCGAAAGAACAAAAGGCTGCATCTAAAATGTATGCAGCTTCACAGGACCCTAAATCACATGTGGTCCCTCGCATAAAAAGTTTGACAGGCGAATACATTAACCCCGATAAATTCACGCACAACAACATGTCGCCATTTTTTGGTCGGTCTGTCAAACAAAACATGTCAGGAACAGCCAACTCTGCTCTTATGGAGAACTTCACCGGTAGTGCTTATCAAGACAAAACCAAGAAATGCGAAATAGGGTCGTTGTACGATTTAACAAAAGACATGGGAAATGTATATGGGGCCCAGGACAAGAACGATCAAATACGTGATCACATAGTTGCACCTCGTATTCGCAACAATGAGTTCCCTATCGAGCAAGTACGTGTTGGCCCTGCATTGGGCAAGGGATATGGGACTGAAGGAGTCGGTGGCTTTCAACAAGCTGAAGTCAGGGATTTTGCGATGCCCAAGTGTGTGGACGAACTGCGCACAGCTAACAATCCTAAACAAACATATGATGCGCGCATTCTTGATGGTCTCAAGACGAGCTTACCTTCGAATAAGTCTGCGGTAGGTGTTTTTGACAAGAACAGAGCAGAGACCTTTACTGAACAAGAATCCGATCGTTGGTTTGTCACTAAGGGCATGTATCTCAAACAAAGTAATATTCCTGATCAAGATCTCAAAGATACAAAACGCCAAGAAACCACGCGAGAGTATATGGGTGCAGCTGCTTTAGCAGAAGGTAAGGGACAACAACTTCAATCTGAACCTGCAAATGACCCTTTGCGCGAACAACTTCCTGGTTTTGGGGTTTTGAATCCCACAATTGTGAACAAAAAACTCGGATTGAAAGATGACTACGGCAAAGGAACAATATTGGTGTACGACAATGAACGTCAAATAACAGGTGCTCGTGTGTACAAAGGTAATGTCACATCTATCGTCAAAAGTTTGGTAGCTCCAATAGTTGATGCTGTTAAAATTACAAAGAAAGATGGAAACGTAAACAACCCAAGATTGTTCGGAAACGCTGCCCCACAACTGCCTGAGAAGCTCACAGTATACGATCCTAATGGTATAGCACGAACAACTATCAAAGAAACTCTTCTGCACGATGATACAGGGCGCGGTAATATTAAGGGAACAGCACAAGCTTCTATAGTGTATGATCCCACTGAAATAGCAGCAAAAACTACCGCGAGACAAACACTAGATCGTATGACATACGAAATGAACATTGGCGGCGTTAAAAAGGCCGTTGTGTATGATCCAAATGACAAAACACGTACTACAATGAAGGAGACGCTGATAGATACCAAGCGTGATGGTAACATCGAAGGTCTCCAAGGTGGTGGTGCGTACGAAACAACCGAGTATGATGCACGCAACACCTTGAAGCAGTTCACGTCTATGTATGATTATTATGGTGGAGGTGCAAGAGATGCAGGAGAAGGTTACCTCACGAACCCTCACGAAGCTCGCAACACACAAAAACAATACACATCTGATTATGAGTATTACGGTGCTGCTGGGTCTAAGGATAAGAAGCAGGTCAGTCATGAAGCGACTGAAAACGCCGTGATCCGTGATGGCAAAGAAATGATACTTCACGGACGTGCTCCAACTGCCACAGGTGTGAAGTCATACACAACATCCGATAATCTAAATGTAGAGATACGCAAAGACACTTTACCTGTTATAGTTGACGCACCCAGCAGAAGCCGTGTAATATCAAATGTTCCTACTGCCGACAGTGCCATAAACATAACAAGGATGCCCAAAGAAGTCGAGCATATGGATGATCGCCTAGACCCGTCAATATTGAAACAACTTGGTTCTAACCCTTACGCTATGGGTTCGCTAAGCAAATAGCGTTCAGACTCTTCACTTTATTATGTTCGTTACGCCTAATAATGTCGCAACAAAGGCGAATAGCACGCATATATGCAGATGTCTATATGACATACATCCAAGAGGTTTTCAGCAATGTGAAGAGAAAAAACAAAAGGTACAAGAGCATTCTGGTAGAGTTTCAAGACGCACTTAGAATGTTAGCGAGTATGTCTTACGAAGAAAAAGTTTTGCTACATAGACGCACTGAAAACTGTTATGTGCAGCCTTCTGTCGATGCAGTGTATGAAGGTTTGTTAGCAGTAGCAAGAAGTGTCTGGAGGGAAGCTTTCTTACTAGATGAAAGGGGGAAAACAAAGGTCGATATACAAAAGAACTTTATTAGATTTGAGAGTCTATGCGTAGATTGCAGTCTTGATATGTTGGCTGAAATTTCAGTTCATCACGAGCCCGTACAGGAGTCTGTACACAAAGTAAACGAGCCAGGAAATGATTCAGATGATGAGCCTGACGCCGAGTCAGGAAATGATTCAGATGATGAGTCCGATCATGAGTCAGGAAATGATTCAGATCATGAGTCTGTGCACGAGCCTGACGCCGAGTCAGGAAATGATTCAGATGACGAGTCTGTGCATGAGCCTGACGCCGAGTCAGTTGACGAGTCCGATCACGAGTCAGGCAATGACGAGTCTGTAAACAAATTAGATCACGTGTCTGGCGAGCCAGATCGCGAGTCTGTTCATGAACCATCGTCAGAAGAAAGCGACTACGAAGAAAAAGTGCCGCGCATTATTCCAACTCAACAACACATAAAAGTTGTTACAGTCAATGACAAGCTAATCAAACAGAAACAAGCAGTTAAAATGAAGCTGCTTCAAAAGTCAAATGACAACAGTTTCTTCTAACTGTTGCGTTTGAATGGCTGTAAATATCGATCCATAGAATAAATGAATTCTGCACTTGCGGCGTGTGTAATAGGTTTCATCATTGCTTTTTTACTAGCTGTCATGAGAAGTCGTGATGATGCCGACAAAGGCACAGGTGCCTACATTGTTAAAGTACTCATCATCGTGGTTCCTATTGTGTATTTAAGCTTGACCTATCTTGGTCAAAACGATATGGCAGGAGGTTCTTCTTCATCAGGCTTAGATATGCGCACAGGGTATCCAGATTTCTGAGATGATGGCAGATAATACAATATACAAGGCGATGCCAATTAACACGTTTACTGTTATGCTGATAGGACGTTTTACTTCATATACCTCTGAAGGAACAGCATATTGATTGTATATTACTAAAAATACCAGAGTTACGAAGGTGCTAAGATTCAAGAAACCTTGTTTTGCATAGTATGTACCGTAAATGATCAGTACAAACATGAAAGGAATCCAATGACTTATGATGTCTAGTATAGCTAGCAGAATCTTGTTTTTCAAGACGTATTCTGATATTCTGATGTAAGCCGGGTCTCTATAAAACACCAACTGAGCACACATAACAGTTATCGCATATGCTAATAGGAAGTTGTAGTATTTGTATAGATAACGGTGAAATAACAACATAACAAGATTCAGCAACGAGTAATATCTGAAAATGTTCATGTTTAACATTTTCAGATGAATAAATAAATGAGCATAAACAGCATCTATAACAACACATGGGTCAAAGCTTCTGTTGCAGTTGGTCTATCTTTGTTGTTAGCATTCGAACATGATTTACACATATTTGCCCAAAAACAGATGTTTTTAATATTGTTGATGATCACTGTAGCTTTGATATTCACAGAATTTACAGAGACGCCTGGCTTAGTGCTGTTAATGGTAGCATTGACAATGGTATCTTTTTCTTTGGCTATCAATAACCCTTCTTAACATTAACATGGGGCCCTGCCCTCCGTTTTTGTATTTTAGAAACGTCAAACATTTCGTCCTCTTCATCATCTGTATCTACAGCGTACTCATTATTCATTGTCCAAAACTCACGACATCCTATTCTGAAGTCATCGCGAACTTCAGCTTTGAACCAGTATACTTGGTCTTCGAGTTTATTGCTTTTTGTTGTCTTGTCTATAACGAGACATTCATAATTCTCTGTAGTCTGATCGAGAACTGCTGCGAAGCAGTCAAAAGTAGGAAACATGCCAGCAAAGTTCTCATAAATCAGTTTCCTATTAGCAACCACACATTCTCTGAAGATGAAGACATAATCACAGTTCGTGCGAAATGCTGGTGGTATGCCTTTGAGATATTGCAATGATAGTATGAACAGCAACTTTTCGTGTCGCCCGTTAGCAAATATGTACTTGATGTTCTTGTCCTTTTTCCAGCTATCATCAAACATCATATCGTCCATTACTAAGAACGCTCGTTGATCTATCGAGGATTTACCATATTGCTCTACTTCTTTCTTTTGACGCCTGATGATTTTCTTTTGACGCCTCAGTACGTTTTCTATGAGCTGAGGTGTGTACTCATTGTGAATGAACAATTTTGGAACGTGCTGACTGAAAGTTCCATTGGAACCTTCAGTTGGACATATGACTGTTCCGATTGGAATATCACGTTTATGGTATAAAAGGTCTAAGATAACCGTACTTTTGCCGCCACCACGTGAACTGATTAACACGACATTCTTATCGTCGTCAATCTGGTTGAGATTGAACTTTTTCAGATGTAGTTGCATTGTAAAACTTATAAGAACCCTATATAAAAAAAAGCCTATATAAAACGATACAAAATGCATTTCACAAGCATCGTGTTGTCAGGTGGTCACTTTGAAGTTGTGTCTGCAGCAGGATGTGTCAAAGCATTGCTTGAAAAGCAGTCATTTGATCTAATTAAAACGTTTGTGGGGACGTCTGCAGGAGCTTTGATGTGTGCTGCATTGTGCGCAGGTTTCTCTCCGCAAGAAACTATAGACTTCTTGTTGACATCATTGAAAGATCCTAAAATATCACAATTTGACTCGTTGGAAGTCCTAGATATACTGGATACATACGGTTGTTTTTCAGGAAACAATCTGGATGTGCTTATCAATAAACTGTTGAATCACAAAGGTTTTAATAAGGATACCACTTTCATGGAGTTCACGAAAGCTACTGGGAAAAATCTCGTTGTTTGCGCAAGCAATCTTACACGTGAACGTTCAGAATTCTTTTGCATAGACAACACACCGAATATGCCACTATCAATAGCATTGCGAATATCGTGCACAATACCAATACTGTTTGCTCCTATAAAATATGCTGAGTGTTTATACGTGGATGGCATGTTGTATAACAACTTTCCGATAAACTATCTAGAATCGAACTTGAAGGATATATTTGCTGTTAACATATATAGGTCATCCCTAGGTGAAGCAACTTCATTCATGAAATACATGTACAACATTGTTTTTTCACTGCAAAGAACTATCACAAACAACAACCTAAAAACAGCACCACAAGCCAACATCATAACAATCGACATGGAGTATGACGACGCGAGTGTATTGGACTTAGACTCATTCAACGTTGCGATCACAAAAGAATATCTCGAATCAAAATTTAATCGTGGATATGAGCTTGCTAAACTTAAGCTTTAGGTCGAGGTGCAAGAGTGACATTACGTTCGAGCCAAGGGCTTTCTTTATCAAACATATTCTTGAAGTTGCTAGTAACACTAGTAGATGCTAACTGTTCTTCATAATACGTGCGAGGAATAAATCTGTATTCGATCTTTACGTTGTCTTGAGCAGCTTTTATCTTTTGTTGATATATGCCGTGCATAATCATGATGACACCAATAAAAAACAAGAACAGTACGACTTGTTTCATTTATATAAAAAGAATAACTTTAATCCACAAACTTAGCTTCAAGCTTAGCTTCACAAGCTTAGCTCCTAGCTTCACAAGCTCAGCGATGAGAGCTTAGCTTGCTCCCATCCATTTGGCTTCTCAAGGTCATTCTTGACCTTGTCAAGTTCTGTTTCTTTCAGCCTTTCTTGAAAGAACAGGTCCTTCTTTACTTGATTCTCCTTGTACTTTTGCATGAGAGTGTTCAGTTGTGTCTCACCAAACTCTTGTTCTCCGATTTCATCTGGAGAGGGATTCCATGGCAACCAACATCCTACCTCTGCCACATACACAGAAAACTTGTCATCAAACTTCTTGAGTACCTGTGCACGAATTTCAGCCTCTTTACGAGTATCAAAAACACCCCTGACCTTCAAACCGCGAATTGTTGTTCGAAACTTGTTGTTCTCGAAGAACTCCTTTTCAAGTTCTTCTCCCTTCATACGAACAAAGAAGTCTACTTCTTCGTTAATCAACGAAGGATTGAACACATAGCTGTACCTGTCTTTGATAGACTTCAATAGACCCAGCTCCTCTGGATACTTGTTGCTCATGTTGTCGAAAAACTCCGTCATATCTTGAGAAAAGTTCTGCAAAAACTTCTCGAAAATGAAAGCCTCCTTTCGCTTCAGGACGTCTTCTGGTGAAAGAAATGACAGGCATACATAATTTTGTCCGCGAAGCGGGGGGTCTTGATCTAGATGATCTTCAACCTTACAAGGGATTAGCTCTGCCATTATATTTGGTTTATGTTCAACTCTTATATAGACAACAAGCGTGGTTTTTTTTCTTAAGGTAAAATATATTAAAGAAAAATGTCCGGTTTTTCCATCGATGGTAAGGAACTGCTTGTTCGCATTCTAAAGTATTTCCTAGAGGGTGCTATTGTGGCAATTGCTGCTTACATGATTCCCAGGCAAAAGCCCGACCTTGAGGAAGTCCTAACCATTGCCCTCATTGCCGCTGCCACATTCTCCCTACTAGACCTAGCTGCCCCCAGCCTGTCCCAAGGTGTACGCGCAGGTGCTTCCTTTGGTATTGGCGCTGGCCTTGTTGGCTTCCCCGGCGCTAACTTCCCCCGCCTTTAGATTCTCTAAAATTTGATTTTCTCTTCTTATAGACCAAACAAAGATGGATTATAAGAAATCAATCATCGACGCTTTGGATATCCTAAGAAAGAAGGAACTCGCTAACAAGGAAACTTGGAAAGCGCGTGCCTACAGCAAGGCTATCAAGACTCTCAAGGAACACAATGGACCTGTTTCTCAGGTAGAAGATGTTGCCAATCTTCCAGGAATTGGTGCAAAAATAGCCGAGAAAATTCGAGAAATAATTGAAACAGGACACCTACGCCAAGTCAATGCTATTTTGAAAGACGACAAAACGTTCAAGCTCATCGATGAACTCATGACCATTCACGGCATTGGTCCAACGAAAGCAAACGAACTTGTCAAAACAAATGGTATCAAAAGCATTGACGAGCTAATTCAACGTCAAGACGAGTTACTGAATGATAAACAGAAAATGGGCTTGAAGTACGTTAAAGACATTCAAACACGTATACCTAGAAAAGAAATGCTAAAACATGACGAATACTTGATGAACGTAGTAAAGTCAGTGGATCCTTCTTTGAAAGCTGTGATTGCGGGAAGTTATCGCAGAGGTGAACCTGACAGCGGTGACATTGATGTCTTACTTACAGGAACAGGACCGTCTGCAATCAAAGCAATTGTTGACAAGATGCAAAAAGACAAGTATATTGTCGATATCTTAGCCCTGGGTGATAAAAAGTGCATGGCAATCTGTCGCCTGAAGTATCATCGGACATATCGGCGTATTGATTTGATGTTTACAAAACCAGAAGAGTTTGCCTTTGCGGTGCTATACTTTACGGGTAGCGCTGGCTTTAATGTTGCCATGAGGAATCTTGCTTTGTCGAAAGGACTTTCTTTGAGTGAACATGGGTTGAAGAGCTTGGACACTGGAGAGTTTCTGGATTGCCATTTTGAAACTGAAGAAGATATCTTCCAGTACCTTGATATGAAATACGTAGCCCCTAACGACCGCAAGAATGCTACAAATTTATTGTAATTGTATATAGTAAACTTCGATGTTGACCAGGGCGGCTAAAGTAAATCAAATAAAGGATAGAGTTGAAGACAAAGATGAAGGTAAATATTACATCGGAAGGAAAAAAGAATTAATTGAGAAATATGAAGCAGAGCAGGCAAAAAAGCGAGCAGCCATGGTAGAAGCAGCCAAATCAACCTCACCATCCCGGGCCATGGTAGAGCGCCCACTTCCACTCCCACTGGCCTACGACATTTTTTGTCGTTGTGATACTATACATGATTTTTCAAAAAGCCGTAGTGTTTTGACTCTGTCACATGTTCTGGAATTGCTGAATAATGAAACAAAAACTAAAAAGGAAGATCTGTTAAAAAACTTGCAAACAACCTTTAAACAAGCAGGTTTGAATTTAAATGAAACAGCCATAGAAAAGCATCTCAAGATCGTGTTTGACGGAAGTTCCTGTGCGTTAGTCTATAAAGATACTCCATTTCGTATTTCCCCAAAGACATTGCAACGCATCAATGAGTTATCATCTTACGAACCGAGCGTTGTTGCCTTTTATGAGATGTATCAGGATACACTTGCACCGAACATAGGCAATCTCATTACATTTGACGAAGAGGTACATTTCAGATATGGTTTCGCACCTGATGTATCATTTGCACGTGATATTACTACTGCAATAGGTGAGTTCATCCACGTGTTTTCAGTTGATGGTGGAGCATCTATTACCAATCCAGAAGTGGAGTCTTTTGAAGAACAGATTTCGCGAATTGTTTCTGATCAGAATATGATCATCTTCAATCTAGGTGTCACGCGCAGCGATAGGGACGAAACAAGAGAACCAACACGCATGTACAGCGACGAAAAAGAACCCTTGACAAAATCTCAATACAAGGAAATACGAATCAATCGTACAAAGGCTTTGACAAGGGTGATACAACAGTGTTTTGGAGGAAACATAGAAACAGTTGTAAACCTTATCATTGATACATCATTGGTATCCTTCAAGGAGGACTTGGATATAACATTTACAGACTGTAAAATTCGTGTGTTGAATAACGTTGCATCTGAATGGGATGGTGCAACCAAGATAAGCGTAGGAGTAACTCCAGATAAATTCAAACCAATTCTAGAAAGCATCAAAGATGAAAAAAATATAGAAACAAATCCAGCTTCATCTCTGGTATTTCTGAATTCATTAGAACTTAAAGCACCTAATTATGTTGATATAGGTGAAGGTAAAGGTAAAGAAATCATGGATACTTACAGTAGAAAAGTAAATGAGCTCTCTGAACAAATATATAATCAAGAAGACCCAGCCCATAAGTATTTTGACCTCAAACGCACTGGAGATGGGTTGCAGGTACAGATGGCGGCAAACTTGCATAAATTAAGAACTCCATATGATATCTTCGTGTTCGTCACGATCGATCATTTGGCTTTCTTAAAGGCGCGTATGCTTGGTGTGCCATCCATTTTTACTCGTATTGATAGCGTTACGGATGAACGTGTAATGGTAATGTATAGGCCTGATGACATGATCCATTTTGATCCCGTAGAAGCTTTAAAGAAGCAAATTGCTTTAGAACAAGGAAAGTGTCAATTGTTGATAGACAATTATACATCGGCAGAAACATTGTACACAAGATATCTTGGAGATGTTCTGGAGCTCATAGACACAGATCTTCCTATCGGACAACAACTTGAAATCAAACAAATTATGGAATTATGGCAAAAATTTATATTTATGAAAGACCCTTCGAAGTATTTTGCGATTGACCAGGTAGATGAAATATTTAACCTGATTAAAAAGCCAGTAAACATCGGAAACACTATTGCGAATCTGGAAAAGTATATGACTAAACTCGAAATGGATGATCGTTTGACTCATTTGAAAGACATGATATGTTTAGGTGTCATGTTTACGTTGTGCATAGAGTCATATTACAATGCTGTGAAGATGAGCAAGTTCTTCGCAAGTAACACAGAAATGATGACAGATCGCATTTCTTTACAAAGGTTATTAATGTCTTCAGCCTCATCACGAGATACACTACTCAGATTAAATGAATTCTACGAAAAATATAGTTTTGTTGATAAGGTTATGAAATGGCCAGAAGACCCTATACAGTTTCTAGTCGAAGACATGAGTCCCTATGTTAACATTGTTAAGAAGATAAAATCCTTGATTGGCACTGAACTGTATAGGAAATCGTCAACGTACAAGCTGGGCCCTGCTAATATATTGTCATCGCTGAAAGAAAAAGTATTTGGTTTAGACGAGTACTTCGTTAAAGGTGCTGATGGTAAAACACCCGCTAGTATAAATACATTCACAGATGCAGCTTCGGCTACAGAAAGAAGTATAGGAAAAATGGATCAAATATCTCAAAGACTCAAGATTGAATTTGAGTCACGCATAATCGAAAAGGTGAAAGACATACTCAAATCGTTCATGAAACAACAAATGGCTACGTTGAATTTTACAGATGTTTCTGAAGAAACTGTGACAAGAGACAGAATAGAGGCATTAGTTAATAAAAACTATAGCATGAGAGGTGGAGGTGGGGATGAAAATGAAGATGGGTTCCCAGGACGTGGCGAGTTAATAGGTGCCCCAGGAAGTGGCGAGTTAATAGGTGCCCCTGGCTCACAAGATTCATTTCCCTCAGCACCGGCTTCACCAACTGGCAACACGCCCCCATCATATCCACCGCCAGACCAACCTGTTACCGGTAATCTACTAGTAGTTAAAGACAATAAAGAAGTCAAAGTTCTTGACGATATGGGAGATGACGAAATGTTTGTAAAAGTATTGAGATACGAAGAGGACCCAGATGGTGATGTCGTTAACTATAATGACACTCCTGAAGGTAGTAGTACTGCAATTAAAGTTAAAGAAAATGAAGTCATTGATCAAGATACATGCCTGTTAGCAAAGTTACTAAACTTCCAACCAAAACCAATAGTTAAATATACAAAAGAACAGGGGCCTTTAGAATTATTTGTTCCTGACTATGCAGTTCCTGGTTATGTAGTTCCTGACTACGACCGTGCCTATGCAGATTTACTAAACGAAACAGACTATGAAGAGTATCTAATGCAGTATTTCCTATCTAGTAGCGAAGGAATGTTAAAATATCTGAGGATAAACTGTGAACTCATCGGTGGACCACCACCACTACCGAATCTTGGTAGTTTAGCAATAGGAGGAGGCAAGTCTATCAGATGGACGTTAAAACAATACCATGAAAAATACTTTCCAGCCTATGTAGATATGTATTATCAAAAAAATAGAAAATAAATGTTTGTTTAAACACTCTTAATAAACTCCCAATCTAGTTCAGTGCATATCTTCTTCCATACTTGATCTTGATCGTGTAGTTTCTCACGATTTTTCAGAAGGTTAAAGTTTGTCAAAAACTCATCACGGCCAAGTAATTGTATGAACTTGTACAAAATGTATGAGTAGCTCAAAAAGTTCTTTCGTCCTCTGGGCATGTGTTTCAAAAACAGAGGTTGTATTATCTTGAACATTGTTCGCAAACGTTCCTCGAGTTCAGGTTCAAAATTGGGGATTGGTAACCCATTCAATCTATGAATAATATGGGGCGTATGTTCATAATATTTAGACAACTTGAGTTTCTTCAATATTGACCTCACTTTACTAGTAGTTAAAGTGGCCATATTCACGATGCGTTGTTTCTTGATTTCGAACAATATCTTATCATACACTTCTTCGGGTATGTCTGTAGTTTCTTTTCCTTGTATCTGGCTAATCCACTCGTTAAGGTGGTTGATGCGACGATACGAATAATAGGTAACCTCACGAGGACTCTCCTTGTAACTTGGCTTATCGTGATCCACGATAATAAATTCGACATTGTTACAATCGTTGCAACTGATAATGCTATCGTTTAACATTATAACACGATTGGTAGATCCACAATGTTCGCATGCATCATTTTCGTCTTCCATCTTCTTGAAATAGTTTGACGATGTTATCGCAACATAGTTTTCTAACAACGTTGCTTTGTCCATATGGGTCTCAACTTTCGGTTCATTAACCGGTTCTTCTTCTTTCTTGACGAAGAACTTGAGAATTCCTTTGTTCGGTATGTTTGACGTCGAAGAATCATCAGTATTGTTTTCGACGATATTGTAGTAGTTAAAAAGTATCGATGCTGTATTGATGTAGAAATCAACTTCTTCTTCCCCGACCTTCTCAAGAGTTTCTATACGCTTGTTCAAGTCACTATCGTCCTTGTTACTTGCGGCACTTTTGAGGTTGGCCAACTCGGATGCAGCCTCTTGAAATCGAACCACTTTGTGCGTGTAATGAGTATCCAGAGTTCTCTTACTACTCATGTCCAATATTAGGATTCATCGATTGTGCTTTATATAGTATGCGTCTGAAACAGGTTGCGCAAATTTTTTTCTCCCTATAGAGTATAAAACACAGAGATGGGTGGTGGTTTGATGCAATTGGTCGCGTACGGTGCTTAGATTTACTTGGGCATCAAGAGTGGGGAAATACCCTGCTAGTCAGTAATATGGCAAGATGGTCAAACTGCGGGAACATCTCGGAATACAACGTGACCCTAAAAATGGTAATACTACGTTGAGATAGAGACAATCCGCAACAAAACAGTTATCACATAACTGCATGCTCAACGAGTAGATGGCTATCGGGATTCTTAATCCTTAAGGTGTACTCTAAGCGGTAAAGAGATTTATCGTATCAAGCAAGATATCTACCTAACCGGTAATCCCCAGATCACCTTCTTCAAGGTCGAAGATGGCCTTAAAAAGTGGCTTAAAAGCTGCTAGTACACGTATGTGTGCGATATCAACAAAATGCTGGAACACCCGCTTAAAATTTGAAAACGCAATATACTTACAAACATAATGTCAAAAACGTGTGGAAAATGCAAGGAGATAAAACCGGTCAGTGAGTTTCACAAAGATAAATCACGAACTGATGGTCTAAATTACTCGTGTAAAACGTGTTCTTCCAAGAAAGGCTTAGTAAGGTGTGCTGAAATCACGATTACAAGTAAAACATGCAGGGAATGCAAAGAAGAAAAAGACGTATCACATTTCTCACTTGATAAAGCCAAGGCAGATGGCTTACGTGGAGTATGTAAGTCGTGTGATACCATCCGTAAAGCAAATTACATGGAAACATGCGAACCTCATATACTTGAGAATAAGCGAGCATGGTTTAAAAATAATCGTGATCACATTAGAGAGTATGAACGAGAAAAACGAGAAACCAATGCACAATACTCGATTCGCAAAAAGCTTAGCAAACAGCTAAGTAGAGTTGTAAGCTTCACTAATAGCAAGTTTACCGCGTATCTCGGATGTTCGATTGAATACTTTGCTAAATGGATAGAATTTCAGTTTACCTTTGACGATAATCTGAAATGGGAAAATCATGGAGAATATTGGCATTATGATCACGTAACTCCATGCCATGCTTTTGATTTGACCTGCGAAGAGCAAGCCAAGGCATGCTTCAACTGGAGTAATATTCGGCCTGTAAGAGCACAAGTTAACTTCAAGAAGAACGGCAAAATAATTCCAAGCTTAATTTCATCACATAATGACATTATAAAACGTTTTCAATCAATTCATGGCACACCTTGAAATATGGTAATAGTTGTCATGTAATAAGGGCAATCAGCAGCCAAGCGAATACTTTTATTCGTGCAGTTCAGAGACTAAATGTTGATAGGCGGACCTTCCGCTTAAGATATAGTCCAACTTATAGCGACAAGCTATGAGATAAATGCATCTATCGTCGTCACACTAACTTCGCCATGGAGTCCATCGAGCAGACCTTCAACGGCTCTGCTGGCTTCGGCAAGAAGGTGACTTGCACCATCTCTCGCAATGGTGACCTTATCCACCGCATGTACCTACGTGTGAAGGTCCCATCTGTTTCCGTGCCTGCCAACTGCCAGTTCCGCTGGCTCAACTGGCTAGGCCAACTCCTGATCAAGTCCGTTGAGATCGAAATCGGTGGTCAACGCATCGACAAGCACTACGGCGAGTGGCTGCACGTGTGGAATGAGCTGTCTCAATCCGCCGGCAAGCAAATTGGCTATGCCAACATGGTGGGCAACATCCCCCGCCTAACTCTACCCACCGACGGTGCTGCCACCGTT